ACTTTTTTTGACTCGCCTCTACAATGAGGGGCAGACCGTGCGGAACGAATCACTGTCGGCCGGTTGATTTTGATGTTGAGGGATAGGTTAAGGGTTTTTTTTCGAAATTACCGGACTAATATATAAGGTAGGGGGGCATTTATTAACCATGGTTATATACCCCTATATATATACATATATATTATATTTTTTTCTATTTTCGTATTTAGAGAATTCTCTATTTACAATTTACTTTATTTTATTTTTAGCATAGTAAAATATATAGTTTATACCTACTATACCTATTTTTAAGTAAAGTATACGCGGGATAGGGGACAGGAATACCCCCTACCCTTATATTTACCGGAATAATTTGGAAAAAAATCCATTAACCTATCCCTCAACATCATATTTTATCACAGAACTGCGATTATGTAATACAATTTTTCAACGAATTTCATAAAATCGTCGTCGTTATCACACAAAAGTCGCATTGCGAAGATGTCTCCGGCCGATTTTAAGCCAATTTTGAGCATTTTCTTGCTAACATTTGCCCAATTTTGTAACGTCATGGTTATTCTCCTTGTAGACGGTGCTATCAAGCACCTACGAAGCCGTACACGGGCCTGATATGATGCATTGTTAGCGTACACAAGCCCGTGCAAACGGCTCAATTGTAAGCGAAACGCCGCGCGCAGTCATTGTAGTACGCGCAGGCACCTACTTACTTATCGTTTCGTGTTATTATCCACGAATTATCGTTTGTCATGACCACCCAACCTTCGCCGTGGAAACGAAATACACGAGCGTTGATGATTTTATCACTAGTTTGTGTGCTTACCCGCATCGCCTGTTCGTCCGTCGACACGGCGCACACTGCATCGCGTACACGGAAACTGATTCCGTCCTTTGTATGCACGAACGAAGTTGCATCGATTTCCTCGGCGCAGTTGTCGCGGTCGATTTCGAACACACTGTAGTCTTCGCGTTCCATTATTTTACCTCCTTGTGTTAAGAAATTACTTTTCAAATTCCTCTTCCGTGCTAACCATGATGCACTCCTCATCGTCGGACAGAAGCTGCATGAATGCGATCTTTGCGTCCACGATACCGCTCCGATAGTGCGGGTCGTCTATTGCCCTGTCGCTGGTCGCCAAGTTGTCGAGCGCATCCATGACCGCCCTGTAGCTGACAAAGTGTTCTTTCCTTATCCGATATTCTTTCATTTTATTATCCTCCTTTGGATTATTCTTCGTGCAGGATGCCGAGTTCGTAGTGCGCCGAGAAGTTTTCGGTCTGCAGGTAGCGGCGACCGATGCGTACGATGCACTGCTGAACCTGCATGGGCGACAGTCGCGGCGAGTAGTAGCGTACTTGCCTAACGATTTCGTCCGTATCGAGCGAGTGCCAGGTGCACAGTACGGGGATTTTGTCCGTCACGTGGTAGCGTGCGGTGGGGTGCAGCCATTTAGGGAACGTGTAGTACATTGTGATTCCTCCTTCGTCTTCGGCTTAGCCGACGTCCTTGTTGTATTCGGGGTACCAGTGCTTGAGTGCGTCGATGAGGTCCTCCAGCTCGTATACGTAGTTCCAAGCATCGTCCTGGGAATTGAGGTACGTCAGTCCATCGATCGCCGCATCGTACTCCTGTTTCGTGAGCGTCGGATGAACGTCTTCTTCGCCGACTGCCTTCATGACCCATTCGCTGTGTATCCACGCCTCTTCGTAGAAGTACACGTTGCACTCTCTTACTACGGCACCGTTCCTCTGAGCGGCTGCCTCAAGCTGCTGGCGCATCTTTTCGATGTACTCGGTACGCCACTGTTCGTAGGTTTGTTCCATATTTTTGTCCTCCTTTTGTTCGTGAGCCGGATTACAGTGCATCGTCGTATTCCGGCTCGTAGTTGATGTTCGAGTCTTCACAGTTACCGTCGCAGGTACCTCGTAGTATACAGGTGTCACAGATACTCATTTCGCACCTCCCATACGCCAGTCGCCGCCACCAAGAGCGCTATCGCTACGGGATTCTGCTGACCACATTGTGTAGCCATTGTCGCTTTGCGCCAGGACCTTGTAGTTGCCGCGATCCGGGCAGTAGTAACGGTAAGCGAAGCCGATAGGCAGTAGGTCGAAGAACCTGCTGAACGAGGTAGCCTGCTCCAGGACCTTCGCCAATTCAAGGACCTGCGTGTCGCTGAGCTCATAGCCATAGTCGCCGCTGAGGCTGATCAACGCTACGTCCGGTTTGTAGAGGCGCTCGATTCCGTGTCGACCTGACTCCGGGCGCCAGGGGAATACGTGTACGATCTCCCTGTCGTTATAAGCGCCTGGCTTAAAGTCGCGTCCGGGGCGGTACATCGCACCGTCGACGACGAAGTAGTCCGGGTTCGTGATTCCGTCCTTGAGTGCCGTGGCGTAGGCGCCTTGCAACGATGCAGGCTCGCCAGCCAGGTCCGTGTCCAGGGTTGCTTCGCACCTGGTGGGACGCCCGTCTGCGGTCAGGCCTGCAAAGCCGACTGTAAATTCCATAGTTTCCTCCGTGGGCTGCCATCTTCAGACCGCGTAGCCCATCTTCGCGGTGACACAAGCCCCCCTTGTGGAGGCCTGTGTTTCGGCATCGGGTTTAACCTTTCGCCTTTTCGATGCGTTCGAGCAGCTTCTCGTAGTTCGCTTTCGCTTTGGCGAGCTTCGCAGCGAGGTCATCGTTCGACTCGGTTTCGCGTTCGAGCAGCTTTTCCTTGCGGCGTTCTTCGCACTTTTCTCTCAGCTCTTCGATGAGCATGTGCTCTTCCTTGGTGAGGAATTCGGTCCAGTCGCACTTGGCGATGCTTTTGCGAGGTGCCCTGTACGTGAGCTCGTATTCGCCGGTCTTATCGACGAGGTGGCGCATCACCCAGGTGCGGCCGAGCGAATTGGTGGGGAGCTTAATTGCGAGCTCGTCCTTGCTGATTGCCGCGGGCTTGATGGTGTTGCCATCGTGAAGCGAGTAGCTGCCGTCGGTGTTTCTTACGATTTTTACGTTGTCCATTTTGTATCTCCTTGGCTCGCAGGGGATTGCACCCTTGATTTAGCTGACCTATAGAGCCATGTGATGGAAGCCTAGCATTTCACGATGTCGACAGCTTCCATCGGTTGGACGACCGATATTAGCGCCTCGGTTGGCGCGTTCGCGTGGTTACCTTACGTCTACTAGCTTTAGGTGTATGTCTCCATTCCTGGCCACCTTGTAACCTTGCTAGCCGGTAGGTCCTTATCCTGTAAGGATTGCTACGCCGGGGGCTGTTCCGGATGCATCGACCTTGTGCCGTGAGGCCTTGAGGCTCGTCCCTCCACACTTTTGCACGTCTACGTTCCGATACGAGTGGGGATAGCTGGTGTGTGTGGCATTCGTTGTGGTATGTGATGGGGTTTGGTGGATTTTTTGGGGCCCTTGGTTTCCTTCCTCCTTATTATATAAAATTTGAAATATATTACGAAAAAGCGAAAATCGCGCGCATATATAATCCGTTATAATACAGCTCGTGCGACAGTCGCTCTAAAAATTTTTAAGCAAATAAATTTTTAATATATAATATTTATCCAATAATATATTTTATAATGAATACGACAGTTAATACTCTATTATATATTAAAATTCACTCAGATGCATTCTGAAATCAAAAATCAAAATAAATTCGCGCGCAGAAAATTCTATAAAAAGTAATATTGTAACGTTTGAAAGTATATAATATAATAAGGAGTAAAAATATGACAAACGGCGAAACTCGTAAACAACTTGAAATGAAAAATTTGTTCAAAAGTCCAAAATACGCTCGTGAAGCATTTAGGGCAATCGGCAACGTCATCGCGCAACGCCCTGCAAGAGCGCCAGTTGCTCAATACGATAAAGACGGTAACTTAACATATACTAGCGCCATTGAGACGTATACTTACAAACAATTGTACAATGACTTAGAGATTCTTAAAGACCCTAACCGCACTGAACCAACAGAATTAGAAATGATGATAGCGTGCCAGATGGTCTTAGCAAGAACAAACCCGTCGTCCTTTGTAGCAATACGTGACACACTTGGCGCTAAACCTGTTGACGAAGCAAAAGTTGAAGCAAACGTCAACCAGTATGAAGAATTAACCGATGACGAGCTTGAGGCACTTGCTGCATATCGTGATGCCAAGAAGCAAGCCATTGTAGAAAGCGAGGACGTTGAGACAACCGATGCCGCTGAGTGAGCAACAACTTAATGCTCTGATAGAACAAGAGCACATACCGGCCACATTAGAGGGTGAGCTATTTCGTCGGCAACTCCGTCGAGACTATTCCTTGTTTGTAAGGTGGGCGAATCCTCGCTTCTACATGACGCACTTTCATAAGTATCTATGTGACCAGATACAAGAGTTTCTAGAAGTACCTACTACTAAGGCCATGGACATACTCTTGTTAAGCGTGCCGCCGAGACACGGCAAGAGCTTCACGGTGACAGAGACACTGCCTGCGTGGTTCATGGGTCGGGACCCGTTGAATCATGTGATAATTGCATCATACGAGAGTGACTTTGCGGAAGCGTTTAATCGACGCAATCGTGACAAGTTTAATAACTTCACTACTCAGATATGGCCTGACGCTATGCCTAATCTTAAGGTGCAAGGCGCGGGTATGTGGGAGACATCTGAGGGTGGCACGTGCAGAGCAGGTGGCTTACGCGCTGGTATCACCGGTTACGGCGCGGAGCTATTTATTATTGACGACCCTATCAAGAACAAAGAGCAAGCAGATAGTCCTGCGGTCATAAGCAAGATACACGATGAGATGGCGCCATCAGTTCAGTCTCGTATTCACCCTGGTGGTAAGCTTATTGTAATACAGACACGCTGGGTTGAGTCTGACGTCATTGGTTGGATATTAACCCATTGGCACGACTATGTGTACAAGACGATTAACTTACCGTATGAGTATGACGAAGAGGCAGCTAAGATAGGTCCAGACCCCCTTGGTAGAAAGATTGGTGATACGCTGATGGGCGCGCATCTTGGTGACGACGAGGAGAAGATGCCTCAGGTCATACGCAACACTAACTCTATCTTGGAGAGTAAGAAGCGACTCGTCATACAGTCTGACGGTGCGCGCACATGGAACGCATTGTATCAAGGCAGACCGTCAGCTGAGAACGGCAACTTGTACAACCCTGAGAACTGGGGGTACTATTCTAGAAACGAGGAGCTATTAGATAAAGCTGACTACATTGGTATGTCGGTTGACGCTACATTCAAGAGTACGGAGACAAGTGACTACGTGGCTATTGAGGTGTGGGTGCTAGTAGGTCGCATCTCTTATTTGTGGAAACTTGTCAACAAGAAACTTACATTCACTGAGACTGTCGCTAAATTGAGACAACTTGTAGATGAGTTTGTACGTGGGGTCGACGAGGATGGACGTCCTAACGTGATAATTGATGAGTTAGTCATCGAGGATAAAGCGAACGGCTCGGCTATAATCGACACATTAAAGTATGACGACACGATGCCACCTATTGTAGCTGTCACACCTCTTGGTGGAAAGTTGTCGAGAGGTCAGTCTACTGCGAACTATGTGGCGAGTGGAGCATGTCGCTTACCTCAAGACTTAACTGACGCTGAGAACGCAGACATTGAGTGGCATGACAATACGTCGATGACTGGTGTACAGAAATTCATAAGACAGCATACAACATTTCCGTTCGGTGCACACGACGACATGGTCGATTCACAGTCTCAGATATTATCTAGAATCATTAAAATAATAACTGGCGACATTAAACTTGAGCATACTGCTAAACCTATTATATATAAAAAATGGCATGCAGACCAGTGGGAAGATTATGAGCAACTTGATGAGAAATCTAAGCTCGAGTATATTCGCAGATTTGGTGCTCCTGAGGAGTGGGCGCCTGAGGAATATTGGACAAAGGTAGGATAAAATGTCAGACAAACGCAGCAGATTAGATTTATATTTGCAATGGTCGATGGGCGACAGTTACACTAACACTCCTGAGGAGCAAGAGCTAGTAACTAAGTTTAACGCCCTGTACAGTATGGCCAAAGCAGCGAGAGACGATACAGTGTGGGCCAATCCACAAAACCTTGTAAAGTGGCGCAAAGCATATCTCGGCACGTTGAACGCACTTGACACTAACGGTAATGAGAGTAAGCGCCGTAGTAGACAGCTTCGTAAGTTAATGTACGAGATCGTCGAGAGTAAGATTGATAACTCGGTGCCTATGGCTATAATGAATCCGCAACATAAGCGTGATTTAACAACAATACAGGTCACTGAGGATTATCTTAAGTACGAGATAAACAGAATCTATACAAAGTACATGAACGACAGATCTGAGCGTTCTACGTATGTCGATGGTACTACATGGTACAAAGTCTGGTGGGACTCGTTAGACAGTACGTACGAGAACGGCGGGCAAGTTAAAGTTGATGTTTGTACTTGTGACCAGATAGTGCCGCAACCTGGCGTACTTGATTGGCGAAAACTCGAGTACATCTTTGAGATAGAACAACTCTCGTTAGCAAGAATATACGATTTGTATGGTAGAATAATTACACCGGCATCATCTAATCAATCTGTGATACCACCTCAGCAAGGTGACTTATCTACAATAACTGTCATAAATTGCTATTACTTGAACGAAGACAGAATTGTTGGCAAATTCAGTTGGGCCAAAGATAGTTTACAAGTCATTTGTAATGAGAAGGATTGGCAGATCAGAAAACTTCGTACTTGTACTACGTGTGGTCATGTGCAGAATCAGGGCGACACATGCGCTGTTTGTGGTAGTAAGAGATTCAAGTACAAGAATGCGACAGTTGAGGTACTTGAAGAAGATTTATATGAGATTTATAATCCATATGAAGTTGGCGAAACTAATGATGAGTCTCTAAAAGATAAGAGAGAAGCTAGATTATTTGCTACACGAGGCACAGAGATACCTTATTATACAATACGTCAGTTACCGTTTATACCGCGTCCTGCTGTAAGCACAACGGACACAATCTATGGTATAAGCGAAATTTTTATGCATCTTGATATGCAAGACGGTATCAACAAGATGCTTACAAAAGCGATGAATAAGTCGTTGGCGTCGTCGACTGTTATCACTAAACCTTCTCGTGTGAAGATTGATAATAGCGATGAGACATCGATAAAATTTGCCAATGTCAAGACATCAGATGAAGCTGCGCAAGTTAGAAATGTGCAGATACAATCTGACATCGCTCAAGATTTAGCTATGGTATCGACCTTGTATGATAGTGCGAAATCTTCTTCTGGTATCACTGATTCATTCCAAGGAAAATACGATAGTTCAGCAACATCTGGTAAAGCTAAACAGTTTCAAGCAATGCAAACCGCCGGACGAATTGAGTCATTGCGAGTTATGAAAGCTGCTGCGTTTGCTGGTGTGTATGAAATGGTTCTTAAATACTTACTTGCCTTTAGTGATAACAAGAAAACATTCATGAAAGTGATGCCTAATGGTGAAACTAAAGAAGAAGTATGGAGCAAATACATGTTTCTTGCAAAAAGCAAAGATGGTCAGTTTTATTATCGTGATGACTTTAGTTTCTCTAGCGATCCAGCTGCGATAATTTCTCCTGACAGAATGACATTGTGGCAAGAGACTGTTAATAAATTTACACTTGGAATGTTCGGAGACCCGTCCGATCCTAATGTACTTGAAGGTGTTTGGCATATTCTTGAACAGCAAGGTTATCCCTTATCTGGTGAAGCATTAGCTGTGATAAAAGACAATCGTCAAAAGTTGCCTTATCAAGTTGAGCAAATGCTTGTACAGAATCCTCAGATCTTACAGATTGCGATGCAAATAGCGCAAAATGGAGGAGTCGATCAGTCTGGACAAATGCAATTGTCTACTGACGCAGGTGCGCCGGTTCCTACTGGTCAGCAAGGTGGTGCTAGAGCAAATGCTGGTCGAGATGCAAACGGATTCACGCATTCTGCGAATGTGACTCGTACAAATGAACGTAACGCTGCACAAGCCGCAAGTGAAGTTGATACATCTGTAAACAATGATTTATCTGGAGCTATAGAATGAAAATATTAGGTCATAAAATTATAATACATCAAGGCGAAGATTTTGCAGTAACCTTTGATATACGTGACGAAGATGGTGCACCATATGTACCCTTACAATCTGATACAAACCCTTTTGTTCAAATTTCAATAGCTTCAGCGATATATCCTCAAGCTCGTAGATATAAAAGAAGTTATTGGATTGATTGTAGTTCTAAACCAAAATTTGCAAGTAATGAAATCATAATTAAACCTGCGTCAAATCCATCTACGGCGTATGAGAATGTGTACTATGACGTTGATGAAGATGGCAATCGGTCGTACATGTATTGGAATGGTTCTGAATACGTTAATTATAATTTTTCAGTGTATTATCATTTCAGATCGACTGATACTCGAGACTGGAATGAACGGCAGTACACTTATGAAGTATTGTATAAATGTGGTCAAACAACAATATCATTTTTGACAGATGTGTGGAGATCGTTGTATGTTGATGGTGATCCGCCGACAACTGAAATAGAGTTATATTGGCAAATCAATAAGAAAAATCCATGCTTATTAAGATCGTTTAATATTTCTGAACCAATTTGTAATATTACAAAGTTTAATGTTTTACAGCAGCCGAGTCAAATCTTTGTACAGGCGTTGGCTTAAGGAGGATAGTAAATGCTGATTTATGAGAGTGACGTTATAGAATCTCCTGGAAACAGTGTTCCATTAGCGTCAAATACTGTTGCAGGGTTAGCTAGATTTACGCATCAGTTTGTAGTAGCATTAGATGGTACTGTATCGATAAGCGATGATACCTTAAAGATGTTATATGCGCAAAAGCTGTGGGTGACAAATGTTGATGGTAGCATCATTAAAACAAGTGATATAATTATTCAGCAACAGTCTAATATAAATAAGTTAATGATAGGAGATTTAGTATATAGTACTGCGAGCTATGTATTAAGTTATATTGCTGATAAACAGCTTGGTGATGACGGCGTTGAAGAATTGACGCTGTCTCCTATTGCAACATTTTGTCAAGGTCCTCAGGGCGAGCAAGGCGATAGTATTGTTGATGTGAAATTTATTGAATCTGGTACAGGACATGATAACGTGAAAACGTACGTATCTGTCATTTCTGTATCGTGTGATGTCGGTGATTCTGTTACATTATCAAACAATACTATCGCAGCAATTTCGTCAACCGATTGCATTGGTATACTTCATTCTAATAGCGGTGAGATTTTACTGAAGCAGAATGCAACGACGTTTGTAGGTACTACATTACAAGCAACGCTTAATGATACAACATTCACAGTTTCGCAAATACCTGTAAAAAAGACTTATTATCATTGCGTAACTCTTATTTCTACTGACGATAGTACAGTAAAATTCATGTTTAATAATGATAATCAAGCAGAAATAAGTACATTTGCTGCACTTGAAGATATATTAAGTAAGTATTGTACTGATGGCGATGGTGAATGTTATATAAATATGCATGCATCTAATAGCAGCGGTGTAGCATTAGTGTGTGAATATCACGCACCTTGGTTTGCATTTACGACAAATGGAAATCAACGTACCCAGATTGGAGAATCTGACGTTACTAGCATAAATGATTTCGTGATAGAGGTTTAATATAATGGCAGATGGAATTTTATATGACGTTAAGATTAAATTGTCCAACGGTGACATAATTAGCGCTGGACAAGTTTTAGCTCCTCAGGGACCACAAGGTATTCGAGGTATTCAAGGCGTTCAAGGTATTCAAGGTGAACAAGGTCCGCAAGGCCCTCAGGGACCACAGGGACCTCAAGGTGCTCAAGGTCCTGCAGGCGCAGCGTTCAGTGTCATAGGACTTGTTTCTAGTGTAGAACAGTTACCTGACCCTTCAACAGTTCCAGACAACTATGCATACATGGTAGGTACTGCTGCTCCATATGACCTTTATGTACAAGTAGTACCAGAAGGACAACCACAGCAATGGTTAGATGCAGGTAAAGTTGAGGGAGTTGTTGGTCCACAAGGTCCACAAGGACCACAGGGACAGATGGGTCCAACTGGTCCACAAGGTCCAGCCGGTCCTAAAGGCGATAAAGGTGACCCAGGAACAATTGAGGGAACTCTCTCGGCAACGATAAACGGCTCGGCAAAGACGTATAACGGCTCGGCAGACGTGACTCTCGGCAGTATATACGCCCCGACAACGGCAGGAACTGTCGGGCAGGTACCCGTGTGGGACGACAACGGAACTATCGTGTGGCATGACAAGTACGAAGTCGGAGCGGTCTATATTTCGTTCAAGAATACCAGCCCTGCCGCTATATACGGCGGTGATTGGAACGCAATATACAATACGTTCCTTTACGCTACAACGTCGGGCGGAGCGTCGGGCGGCACGGGCGGCGAAGCAACGCACACGTTGACAATTGAAGAGATGCCTAATCATGAACATAATGTAAACATGGGATATGGAAGTGGTGACGGTTCTGCAACTGCCCGCGTGACACAGGCGGATGGCGGTCCGGGATATTGGAAAACAACCCGAACGGGCGGCTCGCAACCGCACAACAACTTGCCGCCGTACATTCGCGCGTTTATGTGGAGAAGAATAGCATAAGGAGGCTATTATGAAAGAAAACGGAAGATATTATAAAAACGATGTCGAAGTCACGCCTACCGCCGCAGACGCAGAACAGGGCGTGTACGAAAGAAAGACGGAAACGATACACCACGAAGCGGACGCAGGACAGGACAAGATAACGCGCTATGTCCTTGACAAGGTGTATCCGAACGGTGGACGTGACTTCCACGAGGAAGTTGTGCAGGAGGGGCGACCGCCTATCCCCGAATACGACGAAACGATAGTGTATTATGTCTATCGTGAGTACACCGCAGAGGAAAAGGCGGAGCGGGCAAAAGCCGCCGAAATAGACGCGATAAACGCCGAACTCGACGCAACCAAAGACAAGGTGATTGCGCACATAGAGGGACTTATATCGGACGAAGAATATGCGGCTATTGCCGCGCGCCGCACCGAACTGCGCGCAAGACTTGCGGCTCTTACGGCATAGGAGTTTTTATGAGAACTTTAACACTTAAAACATAACTATATAATCATATTAAATTTAATAATTGGAGGTAAAAATGGACATTAAATGGGCTATAGAACAAGCGTGTGATATGGCAATAACTGGAGGTTGTAAGATTTCGGCAGCAGAAAGTATATTAAATGCGATTGCAATGTCTGAACAAGATACAATCGATCAATACAATTATGCCAAACAGCGTTTAATAAAACTTTTTGAGAATGAAAACGATGAAACGCTGCAGAAGTGTGTACGTATTCTAGTTGACATGATTGATAGAATTAACAACGATGAACGCGATCATGCTGCTTCTGCAAACAAGGCTGCGTCTGTACTGAAGAATGCATCTGTTCCAAAAGCTACAGAATACGACGAAGCGGTTAAAGAGGTAGATAAGAAATGACATTACAGCAATATGATAAGTTGATACAAGAATTACAACTTGTTAAATCAGATTTGAAAAAATTATCAGAAATTACTCAAGTATTATCCAATGCAGTACTTGAGTTGAATGAGAAAACACTCTTTGTTAGTGATGTAGAAAATACTGTAAAACAATTACAGTTAGACGTATTATTATTAAAAGACGAAAAGGAGGCATAATAATGTTCGATCAAATAACGGCTAATGTAATGAATATATTAAGTTTATCTATTGGCGGAATCAGCATAGGTTCTATAATAGCCATGGTTATTTATGTAACGCATTCTATTATTAAAAACAGAAAAGATATAAAAATCACAAAAGAGTATATTGAACAAGCATTTCAGAATGCTGTACTTCCTTCTACAATCAAGTTAGATGTATCTAGTAAAATTGCGTTACCGATTAAAGAAGGTTTAGCTCAGATTGCAGATGTGTTAAACACTACATTATTGCAAATAAAAGAAGGCATAAAGTACAATCTTGAAATTTTAGAACAATTTTCTCATGTGCAAAAGTTACCTGCTGAAGAACAACAGAAAATTAAAGAATATCTGAATAGCTCTGACGAAACGGTTAAGGAAGTAGAATTATGAGTATCATACCTAAATTAAGGTTACCACTATGGTCTGACATCACGTACTTTGTTTTAATGATAGTTGTGCCGATGGTTATAGCATTCATAGAGATTTTTCAATCGCATTCTACAATTTTTAAGATAACATTTAGCAGTATAGCAACTATATTACTAGTAATTCTTATTATTCGTCGTTTTGTATTAAAAGGCAAGATTAAAGAATTTCAAGAAAAGTGCGTATTGCTTGAACATGATTATTCTAATAATATTGGTAGTAAAGAAAATGAAGAAATTCAATGGCACAGATATCAGTTAATAATGTATGTATACAACGCGATAGTAATTTTACTTGCAATGATATTGAGCGTGTTATTTATTACAGCGTTGAGTGAGCAATTAATCGCTTTTAGAGGTGCATCAATAATAATCTTTGCAAGTGTATTAACTGCTATAATTTTTAAGATTGTATTGCATGTAGCGTACATTAAAAAATCATCTTCTACAAAGGAGATAAACGATGAAAAATAAGTTATCTAATTTTTCTACGCAACGCTTAATCGGGACGATTCTTAGATTCGCCTCGATTATCGTTTTTATATTAGCTGCAATTATTTTAATTTACTTATCGTTTATTGATAGTATAAATATTTCACCGAATGTTCGAAACATTACGTTAATTGCAGCGATATCAATCGTGTTGAACCTTGTAGTATGGGAAATGTACTACAAAGATGGATATAATAAAATCATGAATCAAGATATAAATAATGAAAATTATTCGATTCATAAACGCTATTATTTAGCTAGAAAAGGTTTTAAGTATGATGAATTGCAAACATACATCACCAAATTTAATGAAAAATTCAGAAATGCGTATATTAGAGATTGTGAAGCTGTAACTGGACGAACTGAATCAGAAATCGTCAGTGGCAGATATAAAGGTAATAGCAATAAAATTATTATTTGGAAATTGAAGCATCGTAAATATCCTAAATCTGGTTTACGTACTCCACGTGATGTATTGCAAGTATTAAATGTCGGTACTAGCGGAAAGATGCAAATAAATTTAAGAAAAGCTGAGCATACGCATTTATTCAGCTTTGGAACTAAGATTGTTACATCAATTGCAGGAATGTTGTTAGCAGCATCAGTTGTAATAGAATTTATTGGTGGCGATTGGGCTAGTGCGTTGTTTAGATTGTTATTGTATATCGCGTTGTTATTTACGTCATTGTTTACTGGCATTATTATTGGTACAAAATCTGCACGAATAAAACTGTCTATTGCTGAAGAAGTTAGTGAAAGATTAGAAGAATGGAAAAATGAAACGCCTATTGAAGTACCGTATAAAGAAAAAATTGAGAATATGACAACCGATGATATAGTTAAAACATCTGACGAAAAAACATCTACATCAATCCAGATAATGTAATATTTTATCTTATAACTGAATAAAATATAATAAGGCTGCAAAATAGTTGATAATCTAAAATTCGCCTTTGAAAATTATCATTTAGCGCTGCAAAACAGTGTGACGTTCTGAAAATCGCGCAAAACTACGTCAAAGGAGGTCCCATGGACGGACTTGAATTTACAGCTGAAGAATTAGCTGAAATCTTTGGTGAAAACACTGAAGAATCATCGTCTACCTCAACGAACGAAGGTGATAACACACCTCCTCAAGAAACCGATAATAAGGAGAAAGAGGCAACACGTAAAGAGGAAACTAAAGCATTTTCAAAACGTTTGAACGAGGAACGTGAGAAAATAGCTCAGACACTTGGGTTTAAGACATATGACGAAATGATGAAAGCAAACGAAAACAAAGTCATTTCTGATAAAGGTTTAGACCCGGAAGAAGTTGCACCTATTGTAGATGAACTCGTAGAAAAGCGTCTACAGAATGACCCTCGTTTGAAAGAACTTGAAGGTTATCGCAAACAGCAGGCTAAAGAGTTTGGACAGAGAGAATTAGCTGAAATCAGTAAACTTACTGGAGGAGAAATTAGCAGACTTGAGCAGCTGCCACCCGATGTGATTGAAGAGTGGAAACGTACTGGGTCTCTAAAAACAGCATTCTTGATTAAACGCGGAGAAGAGTACATTACCAAAGCTAGAGCATCTTCTAGCAGAGGTGGTACAAGTCATTTGCATTCCGCTTCTGGCACGCCACCTGCTAGCGATAACACAAGACCTCTGACGAACGAAGAGAAAATCGCATGGAAAACTTTCTTTCCGAATATGTCTGATGAAGAAATAAACAAAAAAACTGTTAAAGTACGTTCTAAATAGGAGGCAATTGAATGGCAAGCTTTAAGACAGCATATTTACAACGCGAAGTCGTAGTAGATTGCGCAGTTAAAGGTAATACTACCTATGCTGGTCAAGCAGGCATCACTCCTGCCGAACAGGCGTATGCAGCAAGATTTGCAACAAGTAGCCCCGATACATCTGTTGTACTCGTTGGCGATCTTGTTAAGCTTACTCCTGCTGCTGCAAGCGTTCCGGCATATATCGAAAGAGTGACGTCGTTAGCTCAGGCTACACACATTGTAGCACAGTCTGACCAGACGATAGGTTATGGACATGTACCGGTTGAAAACAGAGATTATAGATACACACCTGTTGTACTTAATACGTTCACTGGTACAGCATCGGCGACTTCGCCGGTTAAGAAATGTTTACTCTTCAAAATAACAAATCCTGAAGATATTCAACTTAACACGGCGTATGGTGAAAAGGCATAAGGAGGCTTACATAAATGGGTGTTATTATAAACATTGATGAAGCTCTTGAACTTCGTTCTGATTATAACATTCTGCGTGAGCCACTGAATGAGATGATTAGAAACAAGCAAGAAGCTTGGGAAAAACAAAATCCTATTGATTTTCTTTTCAATAGAGGTTCGATAAGTACGTTCCAGCAAACGTATACTTCGAGCGTTGGATTCAATAAAGCATTCGCTGAAACGGGTGACTATGCGATAGGTCCTATTTACAATACTGCTGAAGGATTCTCGGCGACGTATCGTACAAGGACATTCCAAGGCTCGTTCATTATAACTCAGCAAACTCTTGAAGATAGAGAAATGAGTCGTGCTAAAGATGATGCAAGTGCGTTTGTTCGTAGATGGCATGGCGACATCGTTGAATATTGCATGGCTGCTCTTTCTGCTGGTTTTGGTGCTGAAGTTGAATGGGGTGACAAGGATAACGGTGGCGTTAGTACGCTTCTTCTTAACTCTGCAGATACAGTTGATGGTAAACTTGCAAGTGCTAAGAATCCGCTGTTCACAAACAAGCACAATATCATACGTCGTAAGACTATGAGTGATACTGATATTCAGAATGCTCAGCAGTCTAACTGTTTCTATGCAGATATTGATATAACTGGTGATGACCCGGCGCGTTTATCTAAGCTCGCAGATGTTATTTATCAAGTTAAAGTCTACATGGAGAATATTAGAAATGATAACAACAAGTATGCTGGCGTAGATGGTGCTAAATCGATAGTAATTGCTAACGATGCTCATCTTAAAGCTGCGCTTGATACGATTGTTTCTAAAATGGACTATCGTGACTTTGGATATCAGCAAGGTACAAACCCGGCGTATGAAGCTGCAACAGTTAATAGTACGCCGTATCTGAATGATATTCCTCAGACAGCAAACGGTCGTGGTTTCTTCATTGTAGATAAGTCCTACGCAGCTGAGAATCATGGACTTGAGCTCACTGAAAGAATTCCTTTTACTCTTGATGTACTTGAAGAAAAGAGACCTAAGGGAATTATTTATCAAGGTAGACAGCGTTTTGACATCAACGTCGCTGATTGGCGTTCGATAGCATACGTGTATCTTGGTGTACCTGCTGGTGCTAGTGGTAACTGGGACGATGTTTCTCATTTCACTAAGCTTACTCCTGCAGCTACGGTGGTCAAGCCTGTTTCCATTGTCGGTACCGTGCAAACGGAAGCAGCTGGTGGTTAATTGTCAATATTATACTCTTATATTGGAGAGCGGCTGGTCGGCTAAGTATCGGCCGGCCGCTTTTCTTTATTTTTAATATATAATTATCTTTTTATGATGGTTATTATATTAGAATAAGAATCGAGTCGACATTATATATTAAAATTATCGGAGGAATAAGGTATGTATACTTGGGGATATATCAAGGAGGCAACGTTAGCAAAACTCGATGTGAGTAACACTGACGCTGTCAATCTTGGTTATATGAATCGATTTTATATTTACGCAAATGAAGCAATTGGTCAAATTAGTAGTGCAGTAAAAGCCAAATTGGCATATGCTACATTTAAGGCAGTACACAAAGAAAGATTATTAAAGTATCTCAGCAGAAAATATCAAATTATAGATTTTACATTTTTACATACTACTCCGTACAATGTAGAAGATTTACCTACAAAATTTCAAGCATGCTTAAAAGAATACAAATCGTATGTGTTTGTAAATGATGTCGTTAAAATGCCTGATGATTACATTGCGTTTTCTTTGAAGTCAAAAGCGTATGTCACAAGGTACGAATACTATACAAACTTCGATAGATTTTATATTGAAGAAAACAAAACTGTCGCGGACAACGATTGCTTATTGTATGGTTCGCAAAGTGTAAAATTTATTGAACCTGGCTTATATGAAATTCCGTATAATGCAAGATGGTTTATTTTTAGTTCAACTACACCAGATGATTTAGAAATACCGGTGCCGTCAATGATATTAGACGCACTTCCGAGTTATATCGCAAGTCAAATCTTTAAGATTGATGACGAGCAAAAAGCGGCGATAATGAGAAACGAATTTGAGATTTTTGTATCTAGAATCAATGACAATGATGACTCTGAACCGGAATCTATCGTTATTGGAGGTGATTGGTAATGGCAAAACGAACATTCAACAATACTCCAATTAGTGTAAATACTGCAGGTATCGCTGAATCTTATTTTAATTTTGCGACATACAAAGGATTTTGTGATAATAAAAATTACGTAAGTATTGACCAAAACACGTTTGTTGAAGCTAAGAATGTGTATGTTGATAATAACAATCAATTGTCTAGCAGACCGAAATTAGCTGCAATCAACGTACTTTCTTCAGATTATACATTACAAGATATTGTAAAAGTTGGTAGCAGAACATTTTATATCGCAACACAAAATGGTACTGCGTATTTAATTTTTAGTTCTGATAATACTGACAACTTTGATGAAAAAATAGATATTGGGCAATACTCTGAAAATTCTAAAATTAAAATTGCTGAAATAAAGAATATGTACGTTATTTTCAATAACGGATATATTGTTGGATTATATTATGATTATGATACTGAGCAATGGATGACTGCGTCAGCAGATAAAATACTTTATAAACCTATTACTAAAATTTATAATGATGGTACAGTTACAGATTATGAATCACCTAATTATTTAACAAATGATGTAGTTGAAAGATATTTATTTACAACTGGCACAGAATCATATTTCAAATTATATGGTAAAACTGTAGAATTAACGATAGATAGTGAACATTTCACGATACGTTTCACAGAATTAACGCCAGTTGTGATTGCTCCAACTACGGGCATTTTGAATATAATTCCAAGTAAAATTGTAAGAAGTGATTTAGATACATATCTCGCTATTGTCGATTCAACAATTCAAGGTGGGTTAAGTAAATTATATTATAGTGTTGACGCAAAATTATTTACTGAAATTGTATTACCTATAGACATTCTTAAACAAATCAGCTTTAGTCCAAACATTGTTGCAACATTATCTAAAAGTGGCGATACTTTAGCTATATACGCTGGATATATCGATCAAAATGAAACTTCATTGCCAGAAGTAGAAACATTATATATCGCAAAAATAAACATTGAATCTATAACACAGTCATTGATATTTACGGCAATTGATGTTGGAAAAAGTTTAAATGATAGTGCTTTATATCATTGTAATGCTGGAACAAAAGCTGAATCTACGTATTATATGTATAGTACAAATTATAAAACGTATTTTCGAGACGATAGCTTTACTGCAGCAGTAAATGCATATGACTCGTCATGGATAGTGTTAATACGTCCTTGTGTTCTTACATATGATACAATGTTAGTTACTAGCAGTAATCCAAAAATGGGTTATCAAACTCCTAGCAATGGTCTTGGTGGTGATAGTAATGCGATTCTTAATCAGCAAATGAATGCATTCAATGTAGTTAGTATTACATCAAATGCTGATACAGGTTACGACGTCGAATGTCAACTTATTACTGACATTAAAAATATCGATGATATCGCATTCAATGAACAACTAGATATTAGATTATCGATGTTGTTAAATTACAGAGTAATTCAATTTATTATTTATGGTACTAATCAGATAAAGCATAGTACAGTACATATGTTTTTTCTAGATTCAAACCATAAACTTTGTTATAGATATGCAATAGATCAAACTTACTTACGTTGTCAGAAAACATCAGGTTCAAGTTATGTTACTTACGATGATGCATATTATTTAGACGTTTATATAAAATCACATCAAAGTGATGATATACAGCTTAGTAAATTTTCTGCAACATTTGACACTTCAAATAATTCTCAAACTGTAAACTTTGTTTCTGAAGGTGCATCAATTGGAGGAACTATTGCTAGCAAAAGTGCAACGATGTCTGATTACACCGATACTAAGGATTATACTACTGCAGACGACTATCCTTTAGACTCATTCGATCCAGCTGGAGAAGTATCTGGTGATGTACGCGAATATTCTCCAGCGTTTTATGATAAGTCAGACCCGTTTGTAAATCTTACATCTAAAACTCCAGGTTACAGGATATCTCTAGCAAATGCTACTAATTTCGCGAATTTAGCAAGCATCTATGACAATTTCACTGCATTTGGATTAGGTGTGTATTTTAGCAAAGATGACGAGATAACAATCTTAGATAGATCAGATAAGTACGGTCAAAATGCTCCAAGAGTATTGTATTGTACTGACGCGACGATAGGATATTATTATGCTGAATTTTCAGATGGTTCATCGAGCGGCGATGTATATGAAACTTCTGTTACAGAAAACACTTACTTAGATGTTGTAATAACTAGTGATGAGCCTACAGAAAGTTTCGTTCCAGAATTTGTTAGCAAATTAGTAAATACGATTTTTGCAGAAAATAATAAACTTTATATTTCTGCAGATACTTCATCTGACACCGAAATATTGTATTTACCAACAGACGATATTATAGAAATTGCAGATGATATTACTAACTTAGTTACATTTTCGACTACTGCGCTTGGTGTATTTTTGCAGAACGAAATTTATGAATTACAATACACCACAACAAATAATTTACCTGCATATGTATTACAAAAAACTAAATTACAATTAGGTTGTGCTAAAGGCTCAGACGTATTGTTAACATACGATGGTACATCAGTTCTAACAACAAATCTCAAAGGATTGAGTGCATTGTCGTATGAAGACTTTGTTCAAACGACAGATCAAATTTATAAATATCTTACTGAAAATATCATCAGTTCGTATGAAGAATTTGCAAAAATGGCGTTTGATAATAATGTTGCTGGTAAAGCTGGAATAAAATTGTCTCAGTATAAGAATTGGATATTCATGTATTCGGAAAAATCTAAGCTTTTCTACTTATATGATTTGAGATCGCAATCGTGGTGGCAATGGGAAAGTAATCATAAAGTTTCTGAGTTAATAACTATCAATGATGAATTGTATTTACGTGAATCAAATAAACTGTATAAGTTTGTCGAATCTGAATTAAAGTATTACGACAATGACACTGAAGAAATTGATTGGCGAATAAAGAGTCAAAAACTTCATTTTAATTATCCTAATAATTACAAAAACGTCAAGAGTTTAACGATACTCGCAAACGACGATGCTGATGAAGATAACACAGCAATTATTTGTAAATTGCGATTTTATAATTATAGAAATGCAATGTATGAAACATCCGATGTTGTAGAGTATGAAGTAAATCAACTTACAACATTCATTAAGAAAGTTAACTTTATGAAAACAAACGCGTTTCAATTTGAAATTAGCAATGATAGAAATATATCGCCAATTCAATTTAAGACGCCAAACATTGCTATAAAATATCGTGTCACGGAGAAAGTAAGATAATGTCTATTTATAACGCAAGCGATGTAGAAAATCAATTAGCCACTGAGAACAGAGATTATAATCAGCAGTTATCGTGGCAGACTGCATATAACGCTGCCGGTGTGAATTATGCCAAGCAGAATCAGATGCTTAAACAATCTTATGATAGTGCAGTACTTGATGCTTATAAAACGCATTTAGATAATAGTACTGCAATTAAAAATTCTGGCATTGTTAATGACAGTACTATAAAAGCTTTATTACAAGAAAATGAAAATAATCTTCAAGCTGCGTATAGTACGTATATGCAAAATTTACAAGCTGGTCAAAATGAATTAGGTACTGCATACAACGAGCAAAAAGAAGCAATCGATACGTTATTGTCTGAACAAGCGCAAAACTTAGTAGATTTTGCAGATAGTGGATATAGTTATCTTGAAGAACTTGCAAAACGATATAATCAAGGTTTGCAAGATTTTAATAATAAATATGTACAAAATGAAAAGGGTGAATGGGTCGACGAAAATGGTAATGTTGTAAGTGCGTACTCCGGTATATTTAATGACCCTGCGTGGAGCAAATATGGTTCGTTTGACATCGATGGAAACTTTGTATTAAATTCGTATGAAGATCTTTATAATACATTTTATTCATTAACTGAAGATGGAAAACGACAAGGCACTCTTGCTGGACTTGATTTCTTTGATAAAATTCTAAATGATACATATGATACTGGATATTCATTTGATACGTATTTGAAAGAAAATAATGAAGATTTGTATAATTGGGCTGTAAGCTACAATCCATATGATTACAATAGTGCAGGAACAAATCTCGGATCTGCAAAAGAAATGATGGGATTGGCAGCTGACGATTACAAATACACTTGGCTTGAATATGCTGGTGGGTTAACAAATTCTGAACTAACTTCGTTGTTTGACGATGTAACTAATACTGTTGCTCAATTGACAGATATGTCGATAGATTTTGATAACAAAGAAAATAATCTTACTGAGTTATCTGGTAAAATTGATACAGTTATTAACGATTTGTCAAAGCTTGCGTCTGATTATGACATGCTTGATGTACTAGAAGAAGCTGGTTTCACTAAAGACAGTTTTCAAGAATTAAAGAACTTACTTCAGTCAGCAGCCGCAGATCCAGATGGATTTATCAATAGCGTCAACGATACAAAATTATTGAACTATTTACGAGAAACTGGTAGAATCGATGATGCGATGCCATCAATTGCGTGGTGGAGTTTGAATAACAATGCTGACGGCTTCGATCCGCCTGACATTGATGGTACTACATTAGTCACGTATTTTAATAAAGTTGCAGATCAATACAATACAGACGAAGCTAAAAAGTTTTTTGAATATAATGGTTACAATGTGTTATTAGATGCTAACGGTAAAGCAATGGGCGTATATTCTTCAGACGATCTTAAAGCTGCTGCACAATATGGTCTTGCATCTGAGTTACAAGATTTTAAGAGTGCATATGATGATGCAGTGTCCAAACTTGTTAATACTGCTCAACAGGCAAGACATGACGCACAAGAAAAAGCTGGATTACTTCCAAATGCATTTGAGATGCATCAAAATAATACGTCTGATGTTAACACGACACGTTGGAATTCGCTACCTAATAAATCTGTAATTTCTACTATGGATAGTTCAAGATATAACTATAAAGATATTAACACGTATCTCAATAATAAAAACGCCACTATTACTGATAATAATGGTAACACATGGAAAGTAAAAGAAGTTATTAGTAATAAAATCGCAACAGATAAAGGCTATAGGAATGGTGATGTGATGTTGTCGAGCATCATTGGCACAGATGATTTTAATACTAAAGATGGTAAAATTACTAAGGGTGCATTAAATAACACGTTCTATGTTGCGATGGGTGGCACTGGCACTTGGTTAGTACTTGAACCTGTATAATTTAATATATAATAATTTTGGTCAATATAAATTATAATCCATTATAATTTCAGGTCGATATTATATATTAAAATCCATTAAATAAAAAAGGAGAATATATCAATGGCATCGTCATTACTCGGCGGAAAACACTTAATAAATCCTCAAGAAGACATCTTTAATACTATAAAACAAAACGAATTGTTTAGGCAAGAAGATTACGAGTATGCAAAAGGCACCGGCAATCTTGACATGTATAGTGCTGCTTTGTTAAAAGGCGCAATGCTTCCAACACTCGATATGATGGAAGAGGAGTATGAATATTTTGACTTAATGGACCCGGCTCGTAGAATACTTGCCATTGAGAACGAAGCTGCTAAGTCTGAATTATCTGATAATTATAGCGATCGAGTTATTTCTAAATGGGATGATACGATTCAAAACGACGATGGTACTGTTGGTGCATACAAAGATGAAACTGTCAATATGAGTGATTATGAGTATAATAAATATATACTCGATCAATGGGCAGAATATAAGTCGTATGAAATCGACAGAGAGCTGATGCAGCAAGCACAAGAAGCTGCAGAACAAGAAAAAGCCGAGCATCCAATACGAAACTTCTTTGGATCGGTCGGCTCATTTTTCTTACATTTGTTTAGTGGTGTTGCAGATTTCTTTAGCAACGTCGGTCAATTCTTTACAGCATTTGGTTATGGTGTTAAAGGCGCTGTTGATTCAAATGAAACATTCGCCGATAATTTTAGAGAAGCATACGAAGAAGGATACGGTAGAATCGGCGTATTTGATGACTTCAAAGAGTTTCTAAACACATTCGATGCTAAATATACGTATTTTGCAAATCGTGATGGTACTAGTACAACATTAGGAAATATTCTTGCTGGTACTACAGAAAGTATTGGTAACATGTTGCCGTCGTTACTAACTACTATTGCTACGGGCGGTGCTGCTGCGCCTGTTGCACTCGCCGGAAAAATAGTAAGTGTCGCATCATACACAACATCAATGTGGAATGCGCGAATGCAAGAGAAATTTAACGATCCGAAGTTTGCTACAGTTCCAGTTGGTGCAATTATCGGACAAACTGCATTAGCAACTGCATTAGATACAGCTGTTGAAATTGCAAGTGGTAGAATTTTCGGTGGTAACGTTTTTGATAGAGCAGTGTTTGGAGCAGTTGCTACTAAAGGTGCTGGTCCGGCGATGTTGAAATTCTTAAAACAGACTCTTGTTGAAGGTGTTGAAGAATCTGTTCAAGAATTTACTGAATACTTTTCTGAATTTGCGTTCTCATTAACGTGGGATGAATTTACTAATACAGACTTTGGCATACGATCCATGATAGATGCATTTATCATGGGTTCGCTTGCGTCTGCGTTGATGACTGGTGTTGATATTACACTTACTAAAAATAATTACAAAACAGATGCAAATGGTAATATTCGCAAATTTAATAGACTTTCGTCGTGGGGTCAAAACTTATCATGGTCTAATTTAATGCAACAATACGATCGCGCATTGAAAAGCAAAACGATGTCGAACGAAGACATGCTTAGTATGATGCAGCAATCGTATCTTGCAGGAAAAACATTTTCTGAGATGTATGGTGCTCTTGGAAAAGACAGAATGACTACGGCGATGAATCTTCTTGATCGCATGCAAGAGTTTGTTAAACAAAATAAAGATAAGGCACGCATTAGTAAAGAAGCTCAAAAAGAGTTTAATGAGAACTATAGAAAAGGAATTTCAAGTTTAGTAAAGAATGTTAACGAACTGCATGCACAAGGTATTTATCAAACGCTAAATGAACAGCAACGTAAGACAAAAAATGTAGACGGTAAAGTATCAGCTCCTGCAACTACTAGCACTACATCTAATGAAAAGGTTATAACAGTAAATGACGTAAATTCCATTTTTGAAAAGATACGTAAGGAAGCAAACACGGCAGTTGAAAAGGCGAAATCAACGTCAAAGTCAAAATCTAAGACAAAATCTAAGACAGATACTGCAACTCAAACAACATCTACACAACCTACAAATACACAAACTACTCAAGCTGCAAATACACAAACTACACAACCTACAAATACACCTACAAACAACACTAGCGCAGTAGAAACAGCTACACAAGATTCATCTAACGCAGATGCTCAAGGGAATGTTGTTTATACTATAACTGTAGATGATGAGAATATGGTGGCGCAAGACATTAAAGACGCAATTTCTAAAGGTATCGTCGATGCAGCAGCCGCCAAGACATTGCAAGATTTGTACAATTTGTCGAAATGCAATATCGTTGTAGTAAGAACTCCTAACATTGCAATACAGAATTCTGATACTAACACAATTGTTGTATCGATGAAACTTCTTAAGGTTGCAGAAGCACAACAAATTGTACGTGCCACTGCCGAGCAAGCTGTTGTTGAAGAAATTTCAAATGTGTTACCACAAGAATTTATCAATCACATTGGACAAAATTTTGACAATTACATGAATGAGAAGGTTGTAAAGAATTTCGCAAGCAAAGGAATTGATAAAAAGACACTAATGGTGTATTATTTGCTCTTTGATGAAAATTTCTATGACATTGTATTAAATTCTTCGTACGACATTGGATATAAAGTTGCGATTGCATTAGACAAGATTGTTAAGAAAGTCAATGCAAATACTGCGCATACTAAAATTCAAAAAGTGGCATTGAATAATATTTTACAATCGATGCGCGATGTATTGAAACGTTATTTTATACTTCATGCAAATCTTGACTATCGTAATGTTACAGTTTTCACAAAAACAGATTTAGACTATATCGATAGAAATAGTGTCAATGCTGCATGGTTTCATAGATTGCGTACGAATAACGATATATCTGCGGCCGACATTCGTAAATATCAACAACTTGTGAATTCTATTACAGTTATCAATGGTGAAATTGCTGCTCCTGGAATAAAGACAAGTTTAAAGAATGCAATAGAAGGGTCTATAACTGGACGTCGTCGTGCGTTAGACATAATCAATGCATCGTTAAATTATGCGTTTACTACTAAATTTAATGATAAGATATATTTGCAAAATACATCATTGCCAGGTAATCAGTTATTTAATCAATTTTTAGCAGCAAACAATCTTACAGTAGATGAAGTTAAAAGTTTACAAACCGCTACTGAAGAAAGTATGCGTAAATATGAATTAAAAGCAATGTTCAAATCATACACGAAAGGATTGTTTGATTTTGATTTGAATGTAGACGCAAACGGTGTAACAAACTTACAAGTATATAGCACAAAAACTTCATATAGTGACACAGGAGCGTTGCAATCTCGTCGCAATGATTTAACACTGCTGACATTTGTCGATGTTGACAAATCTAAATTTGGTATAGAGAATATTTCAAATAGTGCAAGAAGAAATTCTGGCGACTTAGTATTAACACCAATAGATGCTGCCGATTATAACATTATTAAGCATAACTTATTAAGTGACGAAGTTAGTGATATAGAAGCAGAGTATATTACGATTGATGACATTATCAAAAATCCAAATCGCTATCTTAAAACTGAATTATTAGATTTCATTAAACAGTCTAATGGAGATGTAACTATTGACGCAACATACGAAACATTGTCTGTGCTCTTTGACATGTTGGCTACAGATCAAGTCGATCCAAATATAGATGTATTAAAAGGAACGACACTCGAAAAAAACATTAAAAATAATAAGCCGACGTACGTATCTATTGTAAAAGATATTAGAAATAATTATAAGTTGATGGGTTTACAGAATATTCAGACGATATTCTATCCTGTCAGTAAGATGCAAATGAAAACTAAGTCTGGTCAAAGCGTAGATACTATAATTTCAAATTTAGTAGATAAGGCCAAATTCAATCCTGAAGAAAAGTCATTTGAATTTGATACAACTACATCGATAGACATCGACATGTCGACTGTAATCGAAGCATCAAATTGGAAAAAGAAATTCAAAAATTTATCCTGTACATTAAATACTTCATCGGATGTTAGCTACAGTGGAATAAGCTTTTCTGACCAATCTATTCAAATAAATTTATCAGTGTTGATGAGAAATGTGTATCTTGGACGATTCGAAAATACGTCTGTCAATGAGTTATTAGATACTAAGACTAAAGTAAATGCAGAATTCAAAGATATATTGAAAAATGAATTATATAGTACATTAGCTCATGAATTCACGCATACCGTTATGAGTTCATATGATATTTCGTCTGGTGCTTACTTAAATTTGATAAACGATTCAGAAGCATTCGCTAAAAAGTACGATGACGATAATGATTATGCTAAAAACGTTACTAAATTTATTTTAGATTTTAATAAGTATGTAGATTTAGATTTTATAACCAGAGAAATTGGAGAAAAATCTGCGATTGCGTCACTTAAAAATGGTCAAAATTTGGATGCCGCATCTGCATATAATTATTTGTGGACTATCCACGAATTTGTATATAAAAATAGCGCTGAACAATTCGCATATGGATTACCATATCTGAACTACGATTACTTTGTATTTGACGTAAACCAGCGTCAAACTGAAACGATGTCTTTGTTAGTTACTCCATGGAACGCAGTGTATAATACTACAACTTTTGAAAAAATCGATAGCAATGAATTCAATACTGCGACATCTACAGATACTAATATAGAACAAATCGGACGTCGATCTGAAGGTATTAAACCACCGAATGACGAAGAATATAAAATGCCTGCGATATTCAAAGGTAGATATGTATCTAATACGGCTGCATTGAAAACGAATCTTAAATATTATATACGTAAAAATCAACCGATTGTATTAGACAAAGATTTACAAACGTTTATAATAAATGCTTCTAAAGAAACTGTTCCTCCGTCATTGTGGAAACTGATATATGATGGTTCGCTTAGAACAAAATGGCAAGCGCAACGTTACTTTGTAAAATACTTTGATAAACTTAGTGACGAAGCATTTGACTTATACAATAGAACATTCTTCCATAATGAAAATATTAAGAGTAAAGAAGATTTAGAAAAGCTTATTGCAATCGCTCAAGCCGCTGTTGGTTTCAGTAAAGTACTTTCAAAAGATGAGTCGTTTGAAAATTTCACAACTGAGAAGTTTTCAGTAGACCAAATCGTGAGTGCGATTAAGAGTGCGACTTCTGTTAAAAAATTTGCTGCAGCGATAAATAAAACCATTGAAGCTAGTAAACGATACGGTAATGTTGATATAGACATAGCGGATTCTGATTATATGTTAGCTATGATGGAAGACTTTGATGGTACACTTACTTCGTTAGCAAAGATTGGTAATACTGTACGAAAAGGCATTTATGAAAAAACATTGCATTCAGCTAATGAGTCATTGGAAAGGGAACTTGGTGGTAAAAAAGGCGACGATAAAACACAAACTCTTGAAGAAAAACTGCAAGTTACAGATATTGATTATACTGTTAACAAAACTAAAAATCCTACAGACGTTGTTGAAGATTTAGTAAATGAAGATTTTACGCATGAAGAAAAAGTTAAATTTGTATCTGAATGGTATTACGTTAACTATGTTGTACCTAAATTAAATAAACGCATTGAAAAATATGGAGAAGCGTTTAATGCAGCACAACAATCAAAGTTTATTAAAACTGAAATGAATGTGATTTCTTCTAAGAGTGAAGCATGGATAAATAGGGCATTTGATCGTTTGCACAATGGAATGTTAGTTGGAGAAAATGGTCGTACCATTGGTTTTAGAGACGTAAATGAACTTAGAGACAGCGTAGCAAGACCGAGAAAGAATGTCGTAAAACATCTTAAATCAGTAGTAGATAGCATATGGAATATAACTACACCAAATCAACGAGAAAAATTACCGGCTGACATTCGTGCAATGTTTGACGAAAATGGCAAACTTAAATCTGAATACTATGTCGATAAAGATATGGCAGATTTATTAGAGTATGAACAATATGCATTATCTGTCAAGCGTGATATTCAAAGTGGATTGTACGACAAAAATCAATCTACAATTAAAAAATATCAAGCCACAATGAAACGGCTTAGAGAACGTATTGAAAAGCTTAATCGTCAAAATCGTCAACGTAAAGCTAAAGACGCAAAAGCAAAAACAGTTACTATTAAAATTTCGGATAGTAGAGAATTGATGGCAACGTCTAGCGAAGATTATCCGCCGATTGTCGTAAAATTACTTAATACAGCATTTGGTACAAAAGATAAAACTACAGTACAGTTGTTTAGTTCACCTGATGAACAGCATCTTAGACTTAGTATGAAAGAATTTTTTGAAACAAATGCAAAGACATTAAGTAGTATAACTGAAGAACAAGCATCTCAGATTATCAAATTCTATCGTGACTTAGTTCTCGTAACAAGTTTAGATACAGATACTCGTAGATTCCAAGCGTATTCTGCATACATCTTAGCGTATATTCAACGCCAAATAGATAAAGGTGTATTCAATATTGGTATCGATGAAGTTAGAACAATTGCTGAAATACTCAAAAAATATTTCCAAGAATCCGGTACAGGTTTAGCAGTGGCTAAAAATGTTGTAAATTATCTTAAACCTGAAGAAATTGTAGTTGAACAAATCGCTAAGTCGTTGGGATTAGAAATAACGGACCAAGAAGTTTCAAATCTTGTACAATGCGTATACAATGGCGATATTGACAGATTAAAACAAGTAGAACAACACATTACAGATAGACTGTTACAGAAGCGTGGAAAACGAGCAATACTGGATCGAATTTCTACATTCCATAGAGCAATGATGTTGTCAAATATTGGTACTGTTATTAGAAACAAAATCAGTAACCAGATGCTTTATCATGGAAACAAAGTAGCAGATTTTCTTGGACGAATCGTTAACAAACTTCCTGGTAAGTTGTCTAAAAAGATAGAAGGTCAATATGATTTTACAGGAGTAAAGTTGCCATCAAAGTCCGAACGTGCTACAGACAAAGTTTGGCAGTTCATACAAGCTGAATTTATTGACAATGGATTCGTAGATCTGTTAGAAGGTGGATTAAGCAGATACGACAACTATAGTAATCGACGCAGCGGCAGTCCAGATGAAACAATTGCATACATGATTAGAGACAATATTAAAAATAAGTTGTTGTATGATAGACACGTTGTACCAAATAAAAACGTAGGTAAGGCACTCAATGCATTAGTTGACACCATCTTTAAGTTACAATCTGATGACAAAATTATACGTAAGACTGCAATAGAATATTTCTACAAAATCATTGTATCTGAGAACATTGATATACGAATAAATCACAATAGTCCGTTTATATCAATGGATGGAGAAATTATGCAAGCATTTGCAGACGCGTATTCTCAAGCATCGTTTGATTATATGAGAAGACCTACGATTTTCAGCAAAATAGAAAACAAACTTCGTAATTATAATGAATCTGCATTCTACGTATATAAATTGTTCTTCCCGTTCATGTCTGCTGGATGGAACTGGTTTATGGAATCACTTAACTGGTCTCCTGTAGGTTTAGTGAAAGGTATTGTATCATTACTCAGAGCTGAAAAAACTATTGCAAAAATCGATGACCTCCGTGCTAAAGGTGAAATGATGCCATCTAGTAAGTGGGTACAATTCATTGCTAAACGTAACATTGGAAAAGGTATGCTCGGTACAACTCTCCTGGGTATAGGTATATTGCTTGGAGTAGTTGGAATAATTGATTGGGACGACGAAGATGAAAAAATGTACATCAAAATTGGTTCATTGAAAATTGACTTGACTGCTATCACAGGTACATCTGCATTGTATGTTGGAGCAACGCTGGTAAGTAAGCTTGGAGAAGAAAAGTACAATTTTTGGAATAGTCTTGGAGAAGCTGCGAATATCGCATTAGACCAATTTTTCTTAACAGACTTTGTAAACACTGTACGTTACTCTGGTACTAAAAGCATTACCGGTGTCTTATCCAAAATGATTCAAGGAATAATTAACGGATTTGTTCCGAATTTCTTACGAGCCGTTGGAAACATTTTCACATTCGCAGACTTAAGTTATGAAAGCGGTTGGATAGGAACATGGCAACGATTCTTAACTGGTTGGATTCCAGGTTTAGCTAATGCAAAAGCATTTACTGAAATAGATATTTATACTGGTAAACCTTCCATGAAGCCGTGGTATGACATATTCCTCAGATCGATAACACAATTCACTCCATTTGATGTTGCATCTGATTATTTCAGCGATCTTGAGTTAATTGCAAGGTCGTATGAAATAAATAAAGGTGAACTTACAGGTGAGTATGAGATCAACGATGAAGAGTACGTATTTGACAAAAAAATAATTAACGAGAAGTATGGTGAGTATAATAACAAGATGCTTACAATGCTATTCGAAAATAAGTTAAAAGTACGCGTAAAAAATGATAAAGGAAATTACGTTGAGATTACGTTTAGCAAAATGACAGATGAACAGCGCAAAAATGCAATCTCTAATCTAATGCAAAAAAATTCCACCTATGCCAAAATTTATTATTGGACACAGGTGGAAAATCACAAATATTACGCGACTGATAGTGAATACATTAACTTAAAACGACTCGGAATACTTAAAAACGTTTATAGAAAAACAAATAGAAATGAAGGTTTCGTTAAGTAACCCTATATAACTGTCGCTTTCTAAGCATATCGTCTAACCAATTTAGTTCGTCTTCGGTGCCAAACACATCGATGTATTCTCCAGATACCGGACATCTAACTTTAAGATGTTCGGTATCCTTTTGTAATAGAAGAAGTGAATGTTTTATATTGTAACATTTCTTTTCTAAAAATATTACATAATCAAACATGTCGTTTAACTCATATTCAGATGCATCGTCTACTGATAATCTCATACTTATACTCCTTTTTTAATATATAATTATTTTTGTCAATATAAATTATAATAGGTTATAATTTCTTGTCGACATTATATATTAAAATTCATTAAACCATTACATATAATAAAATCTATCGGACCATTCCTCAGAATCATTAACTATGCAATATGTTTTTTCAAAAAGTTTATCGATTGCTCTTGTCACATAGTACATATAATCAATGTTCTTTTTAATGTCATCAAAGTTATACGTACTAATGTCTTCATTTAATAATAACACGTGCGACGGACAATTAGCTACGATCGTCCATGATATACCAGTTTTATTTCGATCTGTTTTTCTCACACGTTTATATTTATATAACTGTCCTTTTGATTGATCTGTTGTAGCAACAAATCGATTGCATTTGTTTAATTCTACATCGCCATCTGGATTTTTCTGAACGATGCCACTATATACTCCTTTCTTTGCAGTAATACAAAAATCGTATAAGTTATTATTTTGTAGAATACTTTCAACGATGTCGGCGCCTTCTGTCAAAAATTTTATAACTGCTTTTGATATACAAAATCCGGTTAGCGGGTTTACTTTAGGTGAACCACCTCTAGTGAAATTATGTTGTAACCACGCGCCACGACTTTTGATATGATTTTTGTCATCTAACATTAAATAATTGTTGACATTCGCTTGCCATATTTTTGACATCTCATCATACTCAAGTACTATTCCTGTTAAGTCAGACCATTCTTTACCATAATCTTTTAATTTATCAATATCTGTACGTCGAATATAAATCAAAATGCCATCTGTATTACTTTGTATTATTTTTATACCAGGTATTCTATAGTATATTCTATTTGCTAATGCTGTCAAAAGTATCTGTCCAAGTCGACAAGTTATAGTACACATGTACGGATCGTATAAATCAAGATACTTATTTCCTGAAGCACCAAATGTTGTATTAAGAATTAACTTATCTGCCATTTGAATTTCATAATCTTCTGGCGTTTGATTAGCTTTATGTTTAATAGAAACTCGTTCATTAAATATGTCTACAAAACCTTGTTTATTAGAAATAGCTCTGCTTAAACAATTTTGTTGTATCATTAAAGACGGATAATACGATGCAGCATCGATATTCATTAACACATATTCGTCTGTACTTTCTACATAAATCGGAATTGAATTTTCTTCACCATGCGGACTATATTCTGAATGAATACCACCATTACCATACGTAACTTTGTTATTGAATAATCTTGTTGTAAATGAGTCTTGAGACGTTAACAGATGATTTAATATTTCATACGGAACATTATTTCTACAATATTCTTCGATCTTATTCGATAATGTAAACGTAATTTTATCTTCATCTGCAAAATGCATTCGTGTTGCATTAAGCGCTTTTGCAACTAATTTCGCGTTTGTGTATGTTCTTCCAAGCGACTCAGGTATATTGAATCGTTTGCACACTGCAAGTTTTTGATTCGTGTATGCATGCACACATTCATTAAAATATATCATTGCAGCAAATACATCTTGTTTACAATAATAAAGAACATCTTGTTTGTCCTCGTCAGATAAATCTTCTTTATTGAAATCTACGCTACTCTCAAGAACATTTAATCCAAGAATCGCTTCTTTTTCTTTCAATGAACCATCTGAATCGTCCATTAAATCTTGATACACACATGCTTTGTAAGGTTTTACAAATGCGCGTAATCTCATGTGGTCTTTACTAAGCCAACAAGATTCTGGATTTATAATCAAGTCGTTTACTATTTTTACTTCTTGAGGTCTAAGTCCTTGATAAATTGCGTTAACTATAATTAAATCGTAATGTTTAATATTATATCCAATAACGCAAACGTCATCTTCTTTTATCATTGACATCAACTTATCTCGTGCATTTGTATCATCACTAGATACTATAACGAAAGTATCTTTTATATTTTCGTCAATTTTAGTATCTGGTTTATCACCAAACACACAGCACCACCAATTTGGAAATACTTCAAAGTCAAAAAATCGTTGTTTCATAATTACTCCTTAATATGGTCTAAATTCTAAATCAACATTACCATGTCGATAAAATATTTGCGGTTTAACTCGACTATCGCTTTGCTCAAATTCTACACTAACATTGAATAATGTACAAATATCATCTTTGAATGCAGAAATGTGAATCGGTTTTGTATATCCATTATTTTCAGACCATGATATAAATGCATTATACAATATCGAGCAACGTTTCATGTGAATATCTTCTAATGTAAATTGTGATTCGTAAATCCATTCGTCCAATGGACTTTGACTTCTTTTGAATTCTGCAATCAATTCCTTTTCACTTTTAGTTATTCTAAAATGTCCTTCTTCGATCGCAGTTTTAATTGCTTGAACCGATTTGAATAAGAAGTACTCCATATCGGTATCTGAAATTTTTGTAATAAACAATGGGTCCGGATTTTGCACCTTGTGATTTAATTCTACCAAAATCATTCTTCTATACATACCGCTTGTTTTGTCAAGTATTTTTGGTAATTTGTTACAATTGAATATGCATGTTGTAAATGGAGTAAAAGATATTACGTCTTTATATATTCTTCTTACTGCTACAACGTTACCCGATATTATCGATTTGAATCGACCGGTACTATTAAGTACTTTATTGTTGACAACATCATCGTCCAAATTTACTAATTTTCCAACGATACTTGATAAATAATAATCTTTATCAAATGTATCAAGCGAAATGTGTGAACAATTGTCGTCGCCACCAACCATTTTGTAAATTAAATTTTGAAAAGTTGATTTACCAGTTCCACCTTCACCTTTGAAAATGAAAAACTTTTCAAACAAATTCTTCTTTAATAAACAATATCCAGCAATCTGATATAAGAATTCCATTTTGAAAGGGTCTGCGTTACAAACATCTATCATGAATCTATCAATCTTATCAGAGTGAACTGGATCTGAAATGTAGTTATATGGTATATAAATTGTGTTTATTTCATTTTTTGACGGTTGCGTAAGTTCACCAGTTACAAGATTAAGTAATCCATTCTTACACGCGATTTTGTACCAACACTTATCAAATTCTTCGGCCGGTACTTGAGTCTTAACTCTAATAAAATTTATAATTTCGTTTCTCGCTTGTTGACTCAAATTCGAACTAATATCGAAATGTATCATTCTTTCAATATCGATCGTAGAAATTTGTTTATAATAAATTCCATTGAACGAATAAAAGTCTGAGCCTCTCGCTATTATATCTTTTTTACTTATTAAATCATTTGCCAACTGATTATAAATATTTTCTTTTTCAGTCGCATCTTCTTTTTTCAGTTTTGACTTATCTCTAAGAACTGTTTTATACAATTCTTGATTCGTCATTGGAGTATCAAATAAGTTTTCATTGATTATTCGTATACTCTTTTCGACTTCGTCTTGTGATAATTTATGAGTTTGCTCTAACTTCGTACGCCATTTGAATAATGCATCATTTCTACCATCTCCATCGGTCATGCCAATAAACGATGTAGTACTATCTTTTAGCAACGGCTTCAAAAAGTATGGTATATCTTCTACAACATCTCTCCATTTACCCCAGCGGCGATGCGGATCGTTGCAAGGTAATACGATATATCCATTGGCGTTTGCTCTAGTATCTATCTCTACATTTAACGCACACTTATTTCTGCTGTCAGTTTTTATTTTACACAGCGGATCTGCAAACAGAATATGTATACCTTTACTTGTATAATTGTACGAATATTGTACTTCGAATTTAGACAATAATTTTTCAACATACTCTTGCGACCGAGCATCGTCATTATTATCTATATCGACTACAACAAATCCTTTTGGAACAATCCAACCAATTCTGAATCCTTTTTCGACTGCTTCGACTGCTGCTTCATATGACAACGGATCGCTCTTCCATTTAGTTGTCGTAGCTTTAACGTCATACGAACTGTCGTATTTTTTACCCTTCCAAGCATTTTCGTCGTATTTTTGTATCAATACGAATTTGCTTTGAGAATATATTTTATGTAATTTTGCAAGATTCTCGTCCATTATGCACCTTTTATACTGTAAAATAATTGAGACAAATTCTCCTTGTTTTTCACAGTCCTCCATATTTTATTTTCAACAGTACCGTTCATAAGTAGAACGTATATTTCTACTTTATTTTCTTGTCCCATTCTCCATACTCGATGAATCATCTGATTATACTTGATAAACGAATAATCAAGAGTATAAAAAATCATTCTGCTACACATTTGCAAATTAAATGATTCACATCTTGAACACTGTAATAACAAAACAGATGCATCACCAGATTTGAATTCATCTACAGTCTCGGTATAATTCAAATTTAATGTAGATAATTCATGAGCAATCGATTGAAAATCGGCTTGAAAACGATAAACTATTACAGTTTTGTCAGTCGTTAAATGTTCTCTTAACCAATCTAACTTTTTGTTTCTTTCAAAAACTGTAGTAGTTGTACCACCGTCAGCAGATGGAGTATACAAAAATCCATTTGCTGCTTGATGCAATTTGGTAATCGCTGCCAGCTTTGTCATCGTGCTTTCATAATCATTGATTTGTATAACTCCTTTTTCTGCGTTCAGATAATATTTACTTGCAGTATATGGTAAACAAATTTCATTTACACTTATATCTGGCATTTCGTCATCTTCATCATAATCTGCGCGTCTAGTATACATTGCGATATTCTTTTCCCAACCGCCAAGATATTCTTTTTTGATGCCAGTCGGAATTTTAATCTGTTGTCCATTGAAAAATTTTATATCTAATGTACAACATTGATTTACGAATTGCGAGTAACTTATCGTTCCCCATTCACTCACGTTCAAGTTGTGTAACTGACAAAAAATATCTATATCGCTATTACCTCGAGGCGTTCCAGACAATCCCCAAACGTACTCGCATTTTCTTGTAAGCATATAAACAAGCTTACTAATTTTAGATGTATTAGATTTTATTTTGTGACATTCGTCTACAATTATCACATCCCAGTGTGTTTTCAAAAGCATCTGTTTTGTTTTATCTCTAATCGCTGCTGATGTAGTAATTAACACAGTATTTTTGGGAAGAATTTTCTGTGGTACGATTTCTGCATTCCACATATTCTTAATGGAATCTGCAGTTGACATTATCAATACGCTCGCATTGTTATTATAAAATTTATCTACATCTAATAATGCCTCGATACAAGGATATGTCTTACCTTTTCCTGGCTTATAGTATAAACATCCATGCTTTACTTCGAGCAAAAATAAATGACCTTCTTCTTGATAAGGCCATTTATTTACTAAGTATTCTTTATACGTCATCTGAAAATCTCCTTATGAGAGCATCTACTACATCTGCATCATCTATTGCAAACCAAAATCCACCAGCGTCTTGAATCTGTCTTCCAACAATTTGCTGCGCATCTGACACTTCATTTAGATGTCCTTCACGCTTTAACTCAAGTCCTACAAAAACTCCAATCTTAAAATCTGGTCCAAACATTTGTAACAACTTTGAAGTTGTAGTAGGAACACATGCTGTTAAATCTGGTCTGCCGCGTTCGGTGTAGATATTTTGAGCATTTTTATAAATATATACACCTTGAGCTCTTGCGTTCTTAATTATCTTAGATTGTAATTGACTTTCACTCTGATTTCGACTCATCTTCAACTCCATTCATATATCCTTTAATCTTTAAGTTATGATACGATTCTTTAAGAAAGTTTAACGTAAGATTTAATCTACTCTTGTCATCTAGAACTTTGTTCAAAAGTTTTTCATGCAATTCTTGTAATACATTTTCATACGTATGACAGGATATTGGATTTAATTCCTCAATGCGCACATCATATAATTTCGTACGAATATCATCTTCGACAAGATAACAATTTAATTCAAATTCAGTATTTATTTGATACAGTCGTAGTGTTAACAATAATTCGTAGTTTTTTAGACTATCATCAATAGAAAATCTAACTGTGTCAATGCAATTTTCGTCAGACATAGCTATTTTTTGTAAATACAAAAATTGTTCATAAGATGGAAAATTCATATTGCCTCCTTAATGTCAATATTATTGGAGCTTCAGACAAGAATTGAACTTGCAACCTATCGCTTACAAGGCGATTGCTCTGCCGATTGAGCTACTGAAGCATAACCCTGTGTTGTTAACGTCGTCACAGGTAACCTGACGTGTGCAAATAGAGAGATGGTGGTGTCCATGGGATTCGAACCCATACTGTACGGATTTTAAGTCCGTTGTCTCTGCCGATTGGACTACGACACCAAGTGGAGAGTGTGCAGCCTCTCCGAGTATTGTAACAATTCAAAGGAAACCTCCGAAGGATAATGACTGTATTCATATCTGCACCTATGAAGTGGCTGACCAGAATGGAGTTGAACCATTGATGTAGGAGTCAAAGTCCTATGCCTTACCGCTTGGCTACTGGTCATTAAAGCGGAGGCGCGATCTCCGCAAGCATAATCGTAAAAATCGTAAATCACACAGGATTTATTTTATATTGTCGCGCTCAATATACAAATTAAAGACCTATATCAAACGGTGCACCGTCTTCTCTGACTTGTTCTTCATCAACGATCTTGTAAGATATTTTCTTTTGTTCAGACTCTTCAAATGTACCATCGTCTTTCGGCTGCTTCACAAGTTTCGTATAAGACTGAGCCTCAACCGTACCTACGAACTTGTCACCTATGAGATTCGTGTGATACGTCTCGTAATCAAGTTCAGTCGGTCGATTTGCACCTTTGCAAGCTTTGATAAGTCTATTATAAGACCATCTAGCTTTTGGCGACAGCGACTTCATCAGAGTTGTCGTACCGGCGTCAGACTTACAAGTGAATTCAATGTAGGGATAATCTTTACCCTCTTTGAGTTCAGCTGCGGTAATTTCAAAAACGAAAATACCTTCTTCGTTGAGAAACTGGGTTCCTTCGTAGTCATCGAATTTCTCTATCATTCTTCTATCTCCTTTGCCATCTCTGGCGATGTATTATTTATTTCAAGAACATTTTCTGGAAGTAACTTTCCTTCTTCTACCATTTTTTGCCATTTGTCATACGTAAAATTCTTAATAAATGCGCCATGCTCCAATGTAATATCTCTTGTTCCAGTATCTATTAACGGATGCGGTCCAACATATGTTAAGAATTCTACATCTCTTTTATTATCTGGTAAGATAACAGTTTTTCTACAACAATAGAATATGTTTGAAGCGTCTTTCATATATTTTATTCCAGTGCTTATTGTTAAATCTGGCACTATTCTCAATTCTTTTGACAATCCGCTTGTTTCATATACTTCTTGTTCTCTAGTATGTGTACACCAGACAAACGTACAATTTTTTTCTTCACTAAAGCGTTTCATATTATCTTTGATGTTTATCATCATCATTTGAATTTCGCCAAACTCTTGCATTGACGCTTTAGTGCCTTTGTTTGTTTCTATCGCAAATTTGTAATCATCTTGTAATCCGCCAATGGTGTCAATTACTATTGTTTTGAATTCGTCCGCGTTTGGCTTTCTTAATTCTGCTAATACTTCAGCCAGCTTTTCGATAGACGTTTTCTTTATTTTTCCGAGTACCATCGGATCGTTTTTAAGATTTTTTACTTTTATCAATCCTTTTGCGACGTCGTTGCGATATTTCATCAACAGTACTCTACCGCCGCCATCATTTCCTACACTAATATATAGAAGCGGTTTTGGATAACTGCCAGCAATTAGTGTTTTTCCAGACTTTGGTTTACCCATGTATAAGTCTATACTATGAGTAATGAAATTGTCGTACTCCATATTACTTCTCCTTACTTAAATTTAGAATTTTTTGTATTTTTTCTTCGTCTTTTTTATACAAATGTAATGAACCGGCGTTATGATAATACGTTCCAACTTCCATATTTAACTCCATTGCCATTTGTATTTGCATACATGTAAAATTAAATACGTCATACGGAAGTCCAAGCCATACATCATTGCTTCGCATTGTTACAATCAGATTCAACTTATTTTGTCTGCATAAAAATTGTAATGCAATCGTGCAATTCAGATCTTTTGTATCATTTATGATAAGATTTCTTGCATCTTTAATATGAATTACAGCTTTTCTAGTATTTGAATCAGTTAACAACAATTGCTTACACATTTCCCATTGGTCAAATCCAAATTTTTTATGTATACAATGACCATAGTTACTGTTCACATTACCATTCTCATCTGCAAGTCTTTTCCAAAACGATGAAAATGACGAAATCGACTTTGCACTCGTATTTGTACTATTGTACCATAACATTTCACCAATTGCATATCGCATAGACATGTTTCGTCCATTTACGTCATTCATTAGATTATTTGTCGGGTCTAATAGTACAAGATTCGCATTGATAATTTCCGCCGAGATGTTGTTATATTCTATTCGATTTTCTTTAGAATACAACTCTTCAATAGTTTTATAAAATAATTCATTTGCATTATTTGATATTATCAATGTATAATCTCCTTTGATTCTCTTATTATATTATATTCAAAAAATTAAAAATTATTCTCTTGGATATTTTCTATACAATCTTTATAGAAACGATGTTGATTATCTAAAATTTTCTCACACAATTTTTTATTTTTTATAATTGCATTGTATTGCACGCATATTGTTGTAGGAACACATCTTAGCATTGCAATAAGCTCTTTATCATTTTTATGTATCTGTGACAAAATTTCATCGTTATCATCTGTTGGCATATCTACAAATACTATTTGATTTGCTCTAATTGATTCATATAATCTTGCAGTTTGCATTTTATATGGTGCCAATTCTCTTGCAGTATATACGGTTGCTCTTGCCAATGCAATTGTTTTAAGATAATCATTATCAAAAACTCTATTTACAAAAAATTTTGCGTTATCATAAAATTTATTGTCTGCAAGACTTTTTGAAACCATAAAAGACAATTTATTGATATCCCATGCATGATAATATGAATATACTTCAGGTCGTCTGTTAATTTTACTATTTATAACGTACGCAAAATCATATTTCTTTGTTATATTATTCAACTCGTCTTGAGAAATATCATAACCAAGACTATGAATTAAACTTGTTGGATAACTTTTATCAGAATATGTTTCATATACTCCAAACTGATTAGTAAGTTCAAACATCGATGCCACATCGTTAATATACGGCTGATTGTCACGAACCTTAAAATCTAGATTAAGTACTTCGCAGCCTTTTTTATACAATTTATTCCATTCTGACAAGTGCTTATCGCAAGGTAAATTATGTATAAATTCATAAATTTTACTAATAACTTTCTCAAACGTACTTTTTTCATCTAAGCCAGATACATCTACGATAACAACATTGTATTCTTCAGATAACGTCAATGCTGCCGAAATAAAATCGTCTTGAAGTTTCGCAGCTTGTAATTCTTTTACTATCTGTTCATCAGACCAATGTAACTGTTTGGCTCTGTCAACAATCATTCTGCACAATTCATCGTATTTTCGTACAAGTAATACAATTAACGCATTTTGATTTATTACGCATGGCGTAAAAGCTTTACCATCAATTCTTCGATATACATAATCAGATAAATCACCTCTGTCGCAAAATGCAAAATTTCTAACGTTATACTTATTTGTGTTTTTTATAAATGTACTCTTGCCTACTCCGTCTACACCTTCAATCTGAACAATTGATATGTTTTTACTTTTCATACATCCTCCACCAAACGTTTTATATTCTTTTGCATCTTTATATCGACGGCATTAAGTAACTCAGTACAGCTAATACCAGCATATACAAGAACATTTATAAAGAATAGTAATACGTCAGCCGCTTCTTCCTTGAATTTATCTTTAGAATAATGTGGAATCTTTTTACTATGAGTTACTACAGGTTTCCAACGAGTGTCTTCCTGCAGCATTTCGCCGATTTCGACCATCATTGCAGTAGCTGAATTATAAACTTCTACAGGGTCAATGATGTCAATATCATCTTTATGTTTAATTTGTTTTTGCAATTCTTTTTGTCTATTAAAAAGCTCGTTAAAATCTTTCATGTGTTGCTCCAAAATAATTATTATAGAAATGACAGCCTGAAGACAAATTTACAAAATTTATTTTTCTAACATCTCCAAGCAATTTTCGCATACCTTGAATACTCAAATCATAGTTTTTACCAATTTCTTCTGATATATCCTTGTAATCTGGCGCCTTGTTTTGAGACGCCGTGCACAAGAATCCTCGTACATATATTGGATATTTTTCATGAATTTGATAAGTTAACTCAATGTCACAAAATGCTTTATTCAGATTTTGAGCATCACTATTTTTATTCACATAATCGACTGCGATTTTTCTACTTGCATACGTTGCCAATCGTTTTACATTGAAAATATCTTTACCAGATAATGCTACATCATTGCCGAGTTCACTTCCGTAGTTGTCAAGTATACTCTTTCTTCCGCTAACACCTACAAAATTTGTAGTTCCACCAAATAACCATGTGTCGGCTGCATTTATCACCCATGTATTTGCGTTAATTTTTTGAGACAAGCGTCGGTATAATATAGCACGAACGTCGTCTATCAGCAATTTCGGACTATGATTTACAGATAAAATCACTTGCTCAAGCAAATACGGATTATAATCATTTACTTTCACAATTACATTAGCGTCCCCATGAAAATTTTCAGAATCTTCTACAATTTTCTGATATTCGCGCATTACTTTGTTTGCAAAATGCGCTGACGGAATTAGTCTTGAACGTGAATCAGACGACGCATAACCTCTGATAATACAACTTTCTGTTGGATATGTAAAATTCTCAGAACAATCGACAATTTCTTTTGACACATCTGTGATGAAATTCAATATTTTTTCTAAAGATACATTCAATCTTTTGCAAGTTGTTTCAACTACAGAGTCAATATCGACATCCGCTGTTGTTCTAAGTTGTCCACTCAATATGATAGTAGTATTACATATCATTACATTGATTGAACATATTGTAAATTCATCTTGTAGAAAACAACTTTGATAAATTGCATCTGCTATTTGGTCTGCAACTTTATCTGGTTGCCATCGTGATACTTGTTTAGAGTAGTTCATTTTGTTTCTCCATACTGTGGCTCATTAAGATATTTCGTAACATAATCAAGAAAGTCAGAAGGCTTCTCAATTATCTTATCTTTTATTAAACATCTTATAACTACATTTACACAGAAGGCAGTTTCTGTCACAGTACTACCTTTTGGTATATCTACAATGTAATTTGCAGTTCCATCTTCTGCTTCTTCAAAAGCTACAGCTAACAAAAGTTTTCTTTCAATGTTTGCTTCTTCCATGTTTCACCTCACAAATATTCTTAATATATTATATTCAAAATTTTATATTTTATTCCTTTCAAAAACATACCCAGAATGATTTTAATATATGTCAGAGTCATATAAATATGCCAGATTATATTATATTCCATCCAATATATTTTATTTAATATTATATATTAAAATGACTCAAAATGTAATCAATCAGTACTGACACTATCTTTATCTAATCTTATTCTTTTAAGACGTGGAAATCTCAATGAATAAGTGTTAGACGTTTTTGATTTACTAATACTTGCGTATTCAACTTCTACGATTTTTCCTATCAATTCATCTTGATGACAGGAATAATACAGTCTTTGATAATCAGTAAATCCAGTTCCGACGTCAACATCTATTACACTATCTTTGAAATTCACTTTGCATTTAATTGCACCGAGTTGTCCAAAATATTTTCCTCGACCAGGTTCTATTGCGTATACTTTCATGTCAATCGAGTAAGTCTTTTTAACTTTGAGCAAATCGTCAGTTCTAGTATGCACGTATTTTGCCTCCATGTTATTCAGCATTATACCTTCGCCGCCGATTGATGTAACAATATCAAGTGTTTTATACAAATCTTCAATACTCGATTCATTACGTCCATCGATAACTTTCAATATTGGTAGTACTCTGACGTTTTCCGAATTTCCAGGAAACGGACCTAACACTAGTCTTCTGCTTCTATACGATTGATAATCAGCAGTGTGCCTACCACATGGCGGCAGCATATGATAAATGTCAAAGATATTATATATCAAATCCTTATTCTGCATTTTACTATTTATTATGCCAGAAGTTTTATTAAATTGACTATCGTAATAGTTATTAGTTTGATTGTGTCTTGTTACTGCTTCAAAAATTTCTTGCGACATTTTTACTTGTTCTGGAGAAAGTATTTCACCATCATAAATTTTGGTTTCGTCAAAATTTTTCATATCGAAATCAACATTCAATGGCTTATGATTTCTACTAAGAAATTTCCATTTCTTATCGTCGCTGTCGTAAAATGCGATACATCTATTGCCGTCTAGTTTTTCAGTAATAGCATAATAAGCATTCTTTAATTTACCATCGAATTTTTTAGCAAGCATCGGCGAAAGAAACCTGTCAGATACAATACTTTTTCCAATACCAAGTTTATATTCTCTGTTGAACAACTTAGCAAAGAAATAACTGTAATATCCAAGTTGTGCGACTACGTCATTCACTTTTGCTATACTATGGTCATTATCTTCATTTGGCTTATTAAGAATTTTTTGATATACTTCTACAATAGTTAAAGTTTCGTCAAGTTTAGGTGCAGAATATATTTCATATATCGTATATCCAAGACGATGATAACCAATCGATACTTCTATGCAGAAATCAAAATCTTGTTTAATTTCGTCAAATACGTTTTCTTCAATGATTCGCTTTTTATCTAACATTGAAGATGTATTTTCAAGTTCGTCAAAAATACTTTCGATTACATTTAATCTGTCTATAAGTTTCATAATTTCTCCTTATTTATCAAACAAATTTTTTATTAACGTTATTAAAGTTTTATATTGCTTAATAGTAAATGGTGTCAATATAATTAACACAACGACTGCTACTGATATCACACTGATTGTCATACCTAATGGTAATGTTTCTGCTTCAAAGATTACTACAACAATTGCTGCCAGCGACAACGTTATGCCTACAACAAGTGCGATAAGTATATGCAATAGACTTATTATCTCATAATCATCATTATCTTTCATAAATTGCTCCGTTTATTTTTAAGCTGAGTATATTGATATTCTGCGCTGATTGCTTCTATTAACAACGGATTGACTTTATCGTCCGGTGTATGCAAAAACTGATTCAATAATACTCGTATAAGTGATGCAACTTGTCCTTTAGGTGTGTCACCACTAAGTCTTACTAATTTTTCTTGTACTTCTCGTAATACAGATGTCTCAACATAAAAGTTAAACAATTTTTTCATATGTATCCTCCTTCATACACGTACATTTTTTCAAACAATCTTCATAATCATATTCGCAAGTTTCGTGACTCTTGTTTTTCACACATTGTTTCAGTGCATCTGTGCAAATACAAAAGTCATGTCCACAAATTGGACAAAAGTTATCCTCATTCATTGTTACCTCCTATTGTTAACCACGGCTTGCATGCATTTACGTATTCGCAATTTCCACATGAATAACTGTTGTATTTAGCTAAGAATGGCAATTGCTCTTTTTTCATTACTTCAATAAATTTCGCAGTATCAATCAAATCTGTTAATACACCAGCATACGCTTCTTCATCTACATGACGTATATTCAAATACGCGGCTTTATTACGTTTTAGCTCACAATAACATTCATAATAATACCCTCCTTTGTCGCAATTGTATACGGCATCATCTCCATGTATTGCTTCAACTGCAGCTTTGTATAATTCTGCATCCACATTTTGAGATTTTGCTCTTGACAATGTTCCGTTTTTGAGTATTACTGGATTGTCGAACATCTGTTTAGGTATATCAATGTAGCCGTATTGAATGTTATGAAGTGGTATATCGTATTTAAGATGTACCATCAATGCATACAACTGTAACTGACTATCCATATCGAAATTCTGCTGAGTTTTTCGATTATTACTAAATTTGTAGTCTATTATTATCGCATGCGATGATGTATACAATAGCAAGTCAATTACACCTTTGAATCCGTCTGTAAAATTTCCTATGCCATAATACTTAAGTTCATCTATAGACAATGTTACAGTTAATTCACGCTCTTTTAACAATGCGCCTGTTTCAAGTAGGGTGTTAGACAAATCGCGTTCGATAGCAGCAGTTTCTTTAATAACTGCTCTAAAGTATTTTTCCCACGACGTGATATTGAATTCTCTTTTCAACTCCGGATAGAGCGCTTCAGACGGTATAACATCGTAATATTCGCCTTTTTCAACTACGCCATCATCTACATCATCTCTTAATCTACCAGCTTTTTCCAATACTTCATGTGCCATTGCACCAAACACAAGATGCGGCGACGGCGGCCTACAAGGTTCAGTGTGTTTAATATATGCGTGTTCATATTTGCGCATACAATCTGCAAAACAATTCAAACTACTATTACTATACGACATTTATACCTCCACCATGTTTAATTTGTCCATCTTATTGACAGTGTACATTATTTCTTTGTCAGTCGCATTTTCAAATACATATACGACTTTTGCGTCATCGCTACGACATACATGTAACACTAGCATATCATTGTTAAAACTGTCCGTTATCAATCTGACAGCCAACAGTTGTCTTTTAATCTTGTGCTTTTTAAGTAAATCTCTTAATATATCTTTAACTCTGTTTTTCATATTATCTATACCCAAGCTCCTTAAGAGTACAATTTATATCTTTTACTGCATTTGAAACATTATCATCGTTATCACATACATAAGCTTTGTATATGAATTTATCGATGTCATGTCGCATGGTATCAGCAATGACTACACGAAGTATACCATTATTAACGCCATATGATACGATACCTCGAATTTTTCTAACTACGTTAACTGCGATTTGTCTGTAAATATCGCTGTTACGGATGACCTTACCTTCGATACTCGGAGATACGTGCTTTTTCAAAGTTTTCTTTTTCATAATTCACCTCTATTGAATTTTTGTTTTAATCTGTGTACCAATTTTCTACTCCAATTAGTACTATTTTTACTACCATATTCAAGTAATAATTGATCGTACTGTCTTTGACCAATTTCATTTATTAGAACTTGCTTTTGCCATGAGCGCAATTCATTAAATTCTTCTTCAGCTTCTTCATCTTGAATTCTGTCTAATTCTTGCTGATCTGGTATAATATCACTGAAGCCATTGTCGTTGTCTACTACCGTTTCATCAAGATATATGAATTGCGGTTTATTTTTCTCATGACGAATGTACATCAATACATCTCGTTCAAACGATTTTTTAATCAACCACGGATGTATGTAATACCCTTTTCTATATAACTTTACAATCGTTAATCTGCACATTTGACACAAATCTTCGAATTCTATTTCATGCCATCGCAGATTTTGGAACTTTGCTTGACTTTGTATTAACGGTTCTGCCGATTCTAATAGTATCTGCAACGGAGGTTGTGCATATGCTACAATCGTTTGTTTGAGAATCTCGATTGTAGATTGCATAGCCGTTCGTATGCATTGCACAATTTGCTCCTGTTGAAGTGTATTGTATCTTTCAATATCTGAAATACTACATACTAATTTATATCCAGTTTTGTCTGGAGCTTTATAAATCAGACAACTATAGATCGGACAATTTTTATACACCACTTCTGTCAAGCTATTGTCGCAATCGTCTGTTATCCATACGTCAATTTTTTCTAGCGATTGTCTCATCAGTGTATTCCTTCCATAAGCTTATTATTTGCGATAACAACTTATGATTCGATATTTTGCGTAGTTTTCTTAAAGTAGAACTTATTGTCTCGCTGTACTTATCAATCTGTATGTCAACTGCGATTTGTTGATTGTCGTTGCCTTTATCTTTATAATATTTATCGAAAATATCTGGCAAAACCTCGTCGTATACACACCATGTTAGTAGTCTTGACATACTACAATAGGTGCTGCTCTCGCCTCTGTTAACTACTTCTCGTATAAAGTCTTCGTTAGTAACAATGACTGAATACTTACGTTTTCTTCCACCACTGTCGTAAATCTTAGGTTTATTAAATACGTCAATGGCGCCGTCTTCATACGCAGCAAACAATACATCGACCGCAGTTTGCATTGAACAAAATTGCTCGATGTAATCGGCAACATCTTCATACACTCTTGCTGTTATTATCATATCGTCTCCTTATTTAATGTACATCCAACTTCGTGGAGCACGCGTTACGGGCTTACTATAATACACATCACACGACACATATTTTCCGCCGTAGAAAGATGTACCGTTCAACCCGTCGTCGTTTGTTACTAGATATGGACAATCATAACATGCTTTATCTCCTGCCATGTGTTTACAGATAGTACGATACTCCCACAGTTGTCTCGGTTTATCGAACAGCTTCGGTTCGGTGATGTACCAGCTGTAAAGCGGTTTGCCTTTGTCATGATCGACAATCTGTCCGTTGTTACAATGGTAGATATAGCCACTCAACAATATCTTGTTGCACATGAACGAGCCAATGACTTTACCCGTCAAATATCTGTCCTCATAATCCCCACCACGATAACCGATGTTACTGTCCAAGAACAATTCACCGTTATTTGGATTTTTATAAAGGTATGGCTTGCCTTTTGTGCAATATACCAACGCTTCAAACGGTGTATCAAAATTCGGAGCTGTCTCACGCATCTCGATTTTGTTTTCTCCGTTAAAGATTTTTTCGCACCGTTGCGAGTGCATCGACATAAGTATTTTAGGTTTGTTCATTTTCTTCCTCCTCAAGTTCTTTTTCGGCTTGCTTGATTATTTCAATAACATCATATTTAGCTTTATTATAACCTTTCCAAAAATCAGTAGATCCCATTCCCATAGTGCCTTTTATAAGAACTGTTATCTTTTTTGCAAAATCTTTGACTGCTTCTTTCACATCGCCTATTCCCGCCGCAATAAGTGCATCGGCAATATTATCGGTAGTTTCAATGAATGGGAGTTCATCGGCTTCAGCCATTGCACCTCTTACAATGCTTACAATTTTCTCTTTCAGCTCTTCGTTAGTCATTGTCGTTCTCCTCAAACACCATTGGAATAGAATCATATTTGTTAGCAGATGCTATTAAGATTATACTGTCCAATTCCCTGTCACAATCATAGCCATAAGCATTTTTATCCAAAAAGTTACGGACAATGGTATATGCTTTATCAGGATTATCAGCGAGAACATAAAATTCGTTGTTACCGATAAATCCTCGAACAGTTACTTTATATAATTTTTTCATTTAATTATCCTCCGATAGTTTAGGCTCTATATATGTTTGTATTGCATATCCACCATTTTTCCAAAATTTCTCACGTTCTTCGTTATACTCATTAAAACTTATACGCTGTATGCGTTCAAAACTCGTATAGTATATCTTTCCGATTATTCTGTATATGCAATCTGTCGTAACTTTATATACGTGCGTTCTATAATCGTTCGCAAATATAGAGTACTTACTTACGTAAACAAGGTATGTTTTCATTTCTCTTCTCCCAAGATCTCTGCTCTGCTCGTTGGCTCGGTGTCCGTTGACTTAATTGCGGAAAATGGGAGAGAAGTACCATCGCTTATGCGAAAATATTCACCTGAACTCACCCAGTTATCATTGTATTTTTTATACGGTTTGTCAAGATATACCCAAAGCGTGTTATCATAATCTCTCGCTATCCATTCCGCTTTATCGAGTAACTTGATAAATTTTCGTTCGTCGTCTGTGAACTTTTTCGGCTCCCTGTATTCGGCGTTGAGCCATTCAATAAATGCAGCGGTACAAGCGGTTAAATCAAATAAACACCTATCGCAATTTCCACAAGGCATTATTTTATTCGTATCTTTATCTACCGCCCAATCGCCCGTTTCACATATCTGCGCAATTATAGCGTCTTTATACTTTTCTGCATTAGTCATTCTTTGTCCTCCACGCAAAGATTTATACTATCAACGGTATTTATTTCGCCTTCAAATCCACCAAGTACTTTTATAACTTTTCTGTCGATAAAAGGACACTTTTCAACATCAGGATGAGCCTTAAAATAATCTTCGTCGCCAGGACTGCAAGCTATCTGCCAATCCATCCCTGTCCATATCTTTTTATAATCACTAAAACTTCCTATTCCAGGAAATTTGACTCTTTTCTCTTCATACAAAGTGACGACGTTGTTGTGCGCGACATAATGCTCAATAAAATCTTTTAAGCTAAGATTCTCTTCTGTCGCTTTGTTGATATATTCGTCAGCGTCCTGAAAGAAACAATTAACTGGCGACTGACAATTTCCATGTGAATCGCAATACTCACAAAGTATTGTTTTGTAACCGCTACATTTCATCTTCTTGTTTCTCCTCAATACAACACGTGGGAATGTACCATTTGAATATGTCTCCATCGTTTTCAAATATGACCCCAGACACATGCGGTGTGACATCTTTCTCCATTAGCATCGGATCGATGTCTAATTTGCTAAGATGTTGCCATCTCTGTCGGTCAATGAACATTATCGACGTACCATCGTCTGTCAGAAGATGCTCACAATCAGCCTTAACTGCATCGACTGCATCATCGAATGCTTTTAATGAATACTTATCTCTTTGCATTATATCTTACTCCTTCGATGTTTGTAACAATGTAACCGTGAAAGTAATCGTCCACGTATGCTTGCACCTGATGCCACAGCTCCTTACGCGCGTAGTTATGTACACACATGTATACAATGGTCAAAGTTTTATCGTTGTCATGCTTATCTCGAATTGTCACGTTGTATTCTTTCATTGTTCTCTCCATGTTTTTCTTACACAGCAGGCTGGGACAGTCCAAGTGTAACCGTATTTATCTGTTACTTCGAACTTTTCGCCATAATCACACTTAACAATTGTACAAGCACTACGGATATTCTCCCAGTATTTTTTAGTAATACTCCAGATAGCGTCGTTCTTGTAATAGATTGTACCAGCTGTTGCTTCAACTGCCTTTTTCCACGGAAGCAACTCGTAATTCGACTCAGATTTCTTGTCATCAAGTGATTTGTTGAAGATAGCGTAGTCAAAATATTTGTTACGTCTCTCAGAGTACAGATTATATCCACACATTCTTGCTACTGCAATGAGCACACCTTTCAGCTCATCGAAGCTATCGTCAGGAGAACACATTGCTACACCGATTTTCTCACCGTGACTAGCAGTAATCTTGTTACCGCAGATGCTGATGTTTATGTTATACTCAGTATTTGCTGCAACCTCATGAGCAATCATCTCTGCGTCCCAGTACCAGCCGTCTCCTTCAAATTCGTCGATGTCTTCAACCATCTTGACAGAACACCCAGTATTTTCAAAGACTATCTCTCTAACTGTCATGATTTTGCCAAGCCAATGGTCCATTTCTCCAGACGGGTCCATGTACTCAGTTCTTTTGTCTACTATTCTTACTTTTGTTCCAGGTTTAAGCTGTCTGAAGTCTTTTCGTGTCATTGTAAATTCTCCTTATTTGCTCGGTCACGTTTAATTCGACTCAATGCTCTAAGTGCGTCATAGCGACGTCTCAACTTGTCAGCACGCGTCTCAGCTGTCTCTAACAACTGCTCAGCTTTCTTAATAGCAGTCTTGTCATGCCACTCGCCGTTCTCATCTTTTTCCCAAAATTCTACAATAGCGCCAGAGATAGACAAAAGGCGATACTCTCGTATTGTATCTTTTATCTCCTCAGTAAGACTCGCAAATCCTTCCATGATACTCCTCCTTACAATGAATCATCTGATGTACTTGCCGCAGCGTCATCGTATATACATAGCCACTGTAGTCCCTGAATCTGTACTCAAACCACGACTTACCATCTTGCAGTTTATATTTGTTTTTGCCGAGGTATTCTACAATGATCGAAAAACTTATGATGTCGTCGTCTAAGATGTACTCTTCGTGCTTTTTAAGCTTACCTATTAGCATAACTGCTCCTTATATAAATATATTTATACTATCGGCTAAAGGGTAACGGCAGCTAAGCGAACAACTGCCGTTACCACGAACCGAAGGAATTATCGTGTCACACGTCTGTCGTATCGAACCGTATGATACCGTATGTGTGCCACGTCATCCGTTAATCTGAGCAAGCAGCGCATTGAGCTTCTCCTCAGCTCTCTTCTTAGCTGCTTCTGCCTTGGCCAGTTTCTGCTCCATCGTAAGCTCAGCTCTCGGCTTTCTCGGTGCGTTTGCCTTGAGCTCGGCGGCTTTAGTGAGCAGCTCCTGGTATCTGCCGTAGTCTTCGTCAAGTATGTAATCTACAATGGTCTTACGCATTTTCTTCACCTCCATCTGCATTGATGCCAGTCTCTTCTGCCATCTTAAGAAGTTTCTCGTACATCGCCTTTGCTTTCTCAAGCTTAGCCTGAAGCTTATCGACGTCCACGTTCTTGCTCCTGTCCTCGTTCATACGAGCACGAGCTCTGTCGATTATGGCCTTGTATTCAGCCTGCTCCTCTTCGCTGAGATACGCGATAAGTTTCTCGTTAGGAAGTCTATCAGACTTCGGTCCGTACTGTCTGCTCGCGCGGTATACAAGGTCGATGTGGTCGCTGTTTTCGAGCTGCTTCTCGGCGTTCTTGAGATTGAAGAACGTACGATTCGCATCGTTCTTAGGCATCTTAATGCAGATACCATCTTTCGTGATGACACAGGGCTTCTTTTCTTCGGTAGCGTAATCTACCACATAGAAGGTGTCGTCTTCTTTGATGAGATAACTCATCGGGGTCATTTCGTCCATTTGTATTCTCCTTTAATATAATATATGGATTTTTAAGGGGCGGTTTATTTTTGCCTCTTAGTATATTATATTCAATATATATTTTATTATTACTTTTTTTGACTCGCCTCTACAATGAGGGGCAGACCGTGCGGAACGAATCACTGTCGGCCGGTTGATTTTGATGTTGAGGGATAGGTTAAGGGTTTTTTTTCGAAATTACCGGACTAA